ATTAGACAGGGGAGAATTAAAATTTCCAGAAGGATTTTGCTCTGCATAATTGGTATAGTCAACAGAGTGTGGAAGCGGCACATACCTGTAACTCACCTTTGTGGTTGAACCAATGGAATTTGCCGTGTTTGAGGTGCCAAATCCACCAACCTTGATGTCAGACCAAAGGAATCGTATGTTCGAACTTGTGACTATGCCACCAGAGAAGCCCGTTGGGGTGGTTCTTGTCGAGACTGCATCCGAGTTGTTGTACACAATGCAGTTTCCAAATGCCCCGAAATGTATGGGAAATGAAGACCAATCGTCGGACCAGAAAACGGTGGCACTTTCAAACTCGACTGGATTGAATGATGAGTTTGCATTGCAATAAACATTGTAGTCGAATGGAAAGACCGCACAGCAATAGTTGGCATCTATGGAAGACGCCATTGCTGCGTAGTAGTTGAACTTATGCAGCGAAGAGATGCAGTAGTTGCTTCTCAAGGACGAGTTCTGCATGGTTGCGAATCCGAAGTTGCCAGCAGATGCAACGCATGAGTTCAAAGTTGCCGTGGATGTCCTGTTCGTTGAGAACGCGGAAACCCTAGACATTATTGCAACACATTGATTCGATGTCAGGGATGAACTATTTGAAACGAAGTAGGATGCTCCAGTTGAAGATCCATCCGATACGATGTCGTAGTCGTAATTTGATGGTGCGCTTCCTTGTGGAACCGATGGATCGGAAGAGCCATTGCCACCAGCCCCACCAACACCACCACCAGTGGTGTTTATCTGGGTTTGCGATCCGTGTTCGTTTCCTTGAAGTATCTGCGTCATCTTTTAGCCATCCATCTTTGTTATGGTAGTCTCTTGCCTTCAAGAATTCCGTGTCTGACTGCGATTGTCAGAGTCTTCTGGCTTGAATCCCAATCATAAACCGTTCCACGAATCTTCCCATCGGATGATGCGTATGTCTGTCCGTGATAGAATGAATTCTGATTGAAGTCAAGCGTGGAACCAGCCTTGTCCTTCAACTTCAACTCAACCACCGAGTGTCCGCTGAAAGATGCGAAGCACCTGTCTGCCATCATGGAGGATGCATTCAATGCAGAGAAACCAAACATGCAGCCCGTGGATGTGCTTCCATATGTCCTGATAGAAGATCCCTTGTTTGCTATCATGCCATATGAGCAGTTGCTGATGGACAATGTTCCGAGATTTCCATTGGTGTTGTTGTCGCAATAAACCCCGACATGGAAATCTCGTATTCCGACATTGCTGAACAATCCAGAACCAAGTCCATCTGGCTCGTTTGCAACCGATTCACCCAATTTGCTTGAGGTGGCATAGACGGCGCACTTGTTGCTGTAGCCCGTATCATTCATTCTACCAGCACCGATCAGGCTATAGAAGTATGGCATGGCTACGCCATCGAAGAATATGTTCTTGATCTTGCGAAGACCACCAGACTTCACCGATATGACATGTCCCATTTTCTTGAACACGGTCGGAAGAATAGTGACGGAAACCTTGTTGCTATTTACCACATGCCCTATCAAATTGGTGGGTGAGGTGATATTTGCCTGTTCATACAAGTAGTTTCCTATTCTTCCGCCGCGATAATACCCAATCCTATCATCATATACATGATAGTTATTTCCAAATCGTATGCTGTCGTTCATCTGAGAATTTGCTGGACCCAAGAAAGAATAGTGGCGCGTGGTTTCATCGGAAATAGAAATCGATGGTGGTGAAGTAGAATTTTCTGCCGATGTCTTTATTCCAGTATATGCTGCTGTCTGTCCACCGAAACTTCCTGTTGGGTATGTGGTTCCAATCAAATTAGCCATGTAGCCAGAGGATATCCCCGTACTGGCGGTTGAACCATAAAAACCAAGTGGTATGGTTCTATGATAGACTTTTCGATTTGATGTGGATGGAAAAGTATTTAGATCCCAGAAAATAAAGTTAGCATCAGTTGGTCCATTGGCACTGCTTCCATAATCAACATGCTTGACAAGTGCCCAGTTAGGATCTCCTATTGTTCTTTCTGGTAAACCACCCACATAAGCACCAGGAACTGCATTACCGAAGTATCGTCCCCACGATGTGTTTCCAGAAGCCATCGGAACCAGGAACCATTCATCCCTGATGGTGGAGTTGATGCTCATGAATCCGCCAGTTGTTCCATTTGCCAATGAAGATCCTCCGTCAAAGACTCCTTCCAACTTGTGGCAACCAAGTAGAGCAGCCTGTCGTAGAAGATTGTTTCTTGGATCGCGGGGATATGATGCATAGAAATATGTCGGATTGTAGTTGGAGTCGTTTATTTTATCAGCAAATTCGATTATTACTCCAAAACCATTTATTACAAGTATGATTGAATTTTCGGAATTGGAATTGATGTTCTCAAAGACGGTACTGTCGCTTGGACGAACGCAGTTGATGGTGATTCCATGGTTCATTCCACTGTAGTAGCCAGAGACACCAGCAGCAGTCCATCCATATGAATTGTAGTAGTTCACAGAATGGAGACGAAGGACTTCTGGCTCTGCACCGACAAGTGCTATTCTTTCGCCTTGAGGATGATCTATTTCGATGATATCGTCAAGATCGTATATTCCAGTAGCAAAGTTTATCGTCACGAATCCAGATTCGGCAATGATCTTGTCCTGTAGGTAATCGAAAGCCCTATTTGGAGTCCTGAATGGAGAATCCTCCTCAAGTCCGCTGTTGACCAAGTCGTCCCCGAACGGAGAGACATAGAGTTGCAAATTCAAGGAGATAACTACCTTCTCTCCCGCCTCTATGGTTACTCTATGTGCTGAAAACTCTCCCATTTATGCTCCCTTATAGTGCTGTGCCACCACCATAGATGGTGAGATTTAGGTACTGGAAGTTGTCGCTGTGTGTTGCACCAATGACATCATATACCCTAACGCCAAATGTAAGACCCTGAAGACTGTATGGGTTTGCCAAGAACATCTGTGTGGCACCCGATCCATTCTTTGTGACGGTCGCTTCAACTATGTATTTTTCCTGATCCGCGGTTCCAAGTTCACTCAACATGTCGTGTGTGAAGCGATAGTCTCCAAGACCAAGTCTGGAAACCGTCCACGATCCACTTCCATAGGAAATATCCACCGTGCATCCAGCACCAGACGATGCCCTTGCCCATCTCTTGGCGGTGTTCTTTGCAATGATTGCTCCACCACCAGATGGTCCGAGTCTGAACAACTTTGCCACGGAATCCTTGCGAGTCTTGATGATCCATATGGCAACCATATGCTGTGGAACATTGTTGTGGGCGTTTCCTGCTCCGCTATTTGCTAATGTTCCAGTGATGGTTGGTGTCAGTGAGTTTGCCGATATGGTGACGGTTCCCGTTATATTGTGGGTGTGAGTACCGGCGGCTGGCATAGCGGTAAGATCGTTATTTGTACTACTTACAAATACATTTTGGTTTCCATTCGCGCTCAAAACCCTATTTGTAAGTATTCTAACATTGGGGTGTGTATGGGTTCCAACCTCATTCATGGTTGCTGAGAGTGTTGCACCAATGTTTCCAGCAAGAGTGGCATTGAAGGTCGCACCGTGGGAGTGGATTGGCATCTCGTCTGTGGTGAGGGTATGGTCCTCCTCGCCACCATAGAAGCCCGTGATGTATGTGTCGAATCCAGAAACCTGTACGCCAGTAATGCCTCGCGAATCACCAATGATGAATCTTGCTCGCAAGTCTGGTTTCTTGAAGTGAGTCTTCGATGGTGCAAGTATGGTGTAATATCTGAAATTTGAACCAAATGTTGCAACATCATTGTTGGTCAATTCAAGATTGTGTCGCTCGCCATTTGCAAGAGGTTCGACATAGATGCTGACACCAGTGACAGTGCCATTGGCATTCGGAGTCCCTGCTAGAATTGTCCCTGTGAGAGTATATTCGGTTCCAGCCTTTCCAACAAACACCGTTTGTCCGATGATGTTTGCTGCCGTTAGGATTTCGGATCCTCCTTCGCTCCTCACACTGAGGGTGCAGCCTTGGATGAACCCATGTACCTTTCCATCGTCAAGTGCCGCATAGAGATCGGGGTATGTCGATACGGATAGGAATCCACCATCGCAGATGTCCCATCCAACTGGAATGTCGTGAGTAGTTCCAGCAAAGGCAAGAATAGATCCAACTGGCTGTATCTCGCTGATGTCAACCGATGAGTCTCCAATGATCACATCTCCAGCGGTGTTTACGACAACGCCATCGACTATGTCGCTGCCATCATCGGTTGTTCCTGATATGATTATGACTGGCTTGATCACGCTTCCTGGAGAAGATGGTGCTGTAGTTGTTAGTTTTCCTGCGTTTGTATCCGATAGGTACAGAATGAAGGAACCAGTTGCTCCGCTGATGGTTGACATCAGGGAATCTGGCAACGATATCTCACCTGAATATACGATGGTGAATCCAGTGGAGTCTATGGACTCGACAACTCCAACGAAGTTTCCATTGTTTTGGCTGTTTGCCTTTGCCAAGACATAGAGATCCGTGGATGGATCCCACCGAATGACATCTCCCACAGAAAGAACCTCGCCAGTTATTCCAGGCTCGGAAATCTTGCTCTTCACAGATCTGCTATCTGCTAATGCTATTGGATCAAATGCACTTGTTCCCATCGTATTCCTCTTTTATAGTTCCGCTTCTGCTTCATAGAACATGGTAAATCCCTGAGACACACTACCCAACCTCACAACTCGGAAACCATTGGTTGTTTTAGTAGTTGCTGCTAAAGACAATAAACTATTCGATGGAAGATTTGAAGTCTTTATTCCAAGATTATAGTTTGCATTTCGCATCCTATTCTGCAAGAAGATGATTTCTGGTGTTCCCAGACCGCTGGGGCCAAAATCAAGCATTGTTGCGTCAAAAAATGGTCCGCCATCTACATGGTCTCTATATGGCATCTCTAGTGATGTGGTATTTGCATTTGTCTGATAGTACCTCTGACAGGCAGTAAACTCGGCAGATTTCTCATTGGGTTCGAACAATGAAGATACACTACCAGATTCAAGTTGAACTTGTGCAATCGATATCGAATAACTTGATGTACCAGCGATGTTTGGGTTTATCGCCTCGGTCACATCCTCACCGACAAGGTCGCTTCCTGCTCTGAGATAGAACTGAATCTCTGGTCCATCATTCCCACCTGTTCCCAGTATTCCACCAGCACAATCTGGCAGAGAGAATGTATGGCTAAATCTCGTCCAGTTTGTGGGAACATTCATCACAAAACCTGGAACCTTCTGCGAGTTTCTTTCCACACCAGTAGTGGCATAGTCTGGTGCCGTTCCACCACCGAAGTCTCGTCTAAATGAAACTCCAAGTTTTGCATTTCCTATGGATGCTTTTGCGTAGAAAGACACAGTCGCGGTTCCGCGAGGAAGATGCTCTATTCCCTCGACCCTTTGGAAAAGGTATGTGTAACTTCCAGCAGTATATCCACCAGTTCCTATTGCCATCTCAAGACCATACTTGGAATATGCAGAAGACTCGTCAAGATCTCCAAGTCCTAGCGGCAACCGATTGATCTGTATGCCTAGCCTATCGCCAGCAACTGATCCGCTGTTTACAAGTTTCCATCTATCTGCATTGTATCTGTCTGACTCCGTTGATGGATTTCTATATCCGAATGTCGAACCTCTCTGCCAGAAGTCGAAGTTTCCATTTATCAACTTGTTCTTGGCAGCAGATCCGCTTGCAGAAATGTTGGTTCCCGATCCAGATCCAGAGTTGAGTACAAGACCAACATAGTTCTGCACTATACCAGCAGTCGGAGTAACTGCAACCAACATTGGCTTTCGAACTGAACCAACGCTTATTGGTGTGCTTTCCGTCAAGGATCCCGCTTCTGTCCCAAGGAAGTAAACTGCTCCTGGATTGAATGTCTGACCCGATCCAGACAGATCGATGTATCCTGAAACTGTCATCAATGAGGCAGCGGAGTTTCCTCCGTAGTTCACCTTTGATATGATTCCAAGTGCCTCTGCTTGCTCTACGCTGTTGTTTGCAGCCTTGACATACGATCCATATGGGAAGGTTGCGGATGTGATGCCCTCTTCGAATCTAACGGCATCTCCTATGGAAAAGAAGTTTGCATCGTGCTTTATCACGACATTTGATGCATTCAACTTCGAATACAGAGAGTCTATATCGACATTCTTGTTGCCGACATAGTTCATGACCATTGCCTTGTCACCACCAAGAGCGTAGAGAATCGGCTTGCGAATAGTTCCAGTTGCAGATGGAGCAGTCTTGGTTATCTTTCCTGCCTGGCTGGTGGAAAGGAAGTAGAACTCGCCAGTTCCAAGATTGGACATGGAATCGTTGGTGTCGATGGCGTTAGCGAAGTTTCCACTCACATATCCTATTGTGCTTACATCGACTGTTTCGGCTGTTCCATTCACACCGACAACAATGCCCAAAGACTCCGCATTTGCAGCACTATCAGCCTTAGCCAATGTCAATCCACCAGTGTTGATGTTGTGCCTGACAACAACACCGAAGGTGATTCCAGCAGACGCAGCCGTGGTTATTCCCTCAAACCTCTTTATCAAGGAGGAGTTGATCATCCTTGACGAGCCATCGCTCATGAAACTGATTGCGCCATAGGTCTTGCCTGGCGAATCGAAGTATGTTTCAATGTCTATTGTGGAACCAGATCCGTGAGTAGTGACCATCAACTTGGACGCTGGTGTGTTGTCAGATCCCTCGCTCAGGACAAACTTGTTGTTTGCCGAATATAGTTTGGCATCTCCTGCGAATGCAAGGCTGTCGCTGATGCGCCATGCCGTGTATGTCTTTCCGCCGTCGAACGCCTTCCATAGGAAGTACTTGTCACCACATGCACCAGCGATCACCAATCCACCACCGCCAGCATTGGTGATGATGGCATCGGAAGTTCCACCCGTTCCGCCACTTGAATTGACTGCACCAAGGACGAGATTGTAGTCATCTATGGTGACTAGATTGGTGTTTACCGTTGTAACAGTGCCATCGAATGTGATGTTTCCGGTGAAGGTGTGGTCGCCAGGAACTACATTGTCGAAGGAAACAGTTACGATTCCATCGCTTCCCTGACTGGCACAGATGCCAGATGCTCCAGAGATCTGATACACCTTGAGCCTATTGAGTTTATCAATGATCTCATTGTTGGTAAGGGTATACCACTCGTAGAATGTATCCGACAGCGTAAGCGTGGGGAGTATGTAGTTGCTGTTTGCTGGACCTGTTGGCATCTCAGTTTCTCTTTGCTAGTAGTTCGTCCAATTTCTCTTTAAGAGTATTTATCTCGTTCTTTAAAGCAGTAATCTCTCTATCGACTTTCCTTCTGAAAAGGATTTCCTTCTCCTTCTCGGGATCAGTTATGGTCAAGGTTTTCGATGACTTGTCTCTGTAATACTGCCTCATTCGACTGCCACCACCCTCAAGTTCTTGATGGTCGGCACATTGACCTTGTTCAAGGTGTACATGCAGATCTTCACAAGGAAGGTATTGAAGTCAATCGGGGCTGTTAGTGTGAACGACATCTCTCTATAGTCGTTTTCATCCACCGAGAACTGATTGGTTCCAGATATGGAACTGAATCCACTTGATGGCTCTTCGCTCATTTCGCGATATGGTTGTTCGTCTGGACTTCTTGCAAACAAGGTGGTGTTGTATGTCTTGCCATAGACATTGACGAACGCCCCATTTGGAAGGTTTGCATCGAAATAGACCTTGAGTTCCTTGGCAGTTAGACCATTTGAAATGGTCGCGGATCTCGTTATGTACCTTGAGTTGTCATCATCATTTATTCCTACGAGTGGTAGATCTTCAAGCGGATTGCTGATGTATTGTGGCACGAATCCTCTTGGACTATAAACCCACTTCTTTCTTCCTCTTCTATTGAGTCCAGCACCGACGATTCCATCTGAATTGTTTGGGATTGGTCTATCTCCAAGTTTTTGTATCTGTGATGCAAGTTGCTTGTATCTCTGAGTCCCAAAGTATCCAACTCCAAGCCTCCTGCGCCTTCTCCTCTTGGGTCTGAATGCATATGGAGTCGCTTCCGTGATTATCTCTGGTTGATCCCGGATGATATATGATACGGCAATTACATTTGTCTTGTCCATATCGATCATGAATGTATTAATGCCATCGCTTGTGTTAGTGGCGGTGAGATTCAACTCCACCGTCGATGCATCATTTATCTCATCCAATATGTTATTGAGTTTTACGCTTCTGCTGTTTGAGAAGAAATATGTCCTGCCGTTTGCCTCAAGAGAGCCAACCATGCTGACATTATCTGGTGTGAATACAAACAGATTTGGCTGAAGCAACCCAATATTCTTGATGTCATCAGCAGAATAGTCGTCATTTTCATAAACCGTCTTTATAGCAAATGTCCGAATACCATTTGAGTTTGTGTTGAACTGGCATCTGTGCAACTTGAACATTAGATCTGTGTTGTTCTCACCAACTGTTTGCGAATTGTTCTGTGACTTGAACAGAGATCCACCAGAGAATGTGGATGATATCCTCTCATCAGTGAGAAGATCCTTTTCTCCAATCTTGGCTGCGAACAAGGAATAGAGTCTGCTGTTCGTGTGTATGGTGATTGCATACTCGCCTGGTTCAAGGAACACTGGTGTGGAGAACTTGAATGTTGTTGCCACAGGAGTCGATGAATCGACATTGAGTTCGCTTGGATTCTTGACCACCGTGCTGAACGGCAACACTACTGATGTGTGGGGAATGCCGCCCACGACTGGGCAAATGCGGATTGTGATCGGAAGTTCATCATCTGCCGAGGCAATGAATAGATCCACGCTTTCTGCATAGAGACCATTTGGATAGACTTCATTCTTGATCTCAAATGTCTGAGACATTGGATCTATCCAATTATTGTACTTGATGGTGTTGATGTTTTTGCTCTTGTACAGAGGAGTTGACACTACCTTGTTGCTGTTTGGGGTCTGCTTTCGTATCTCAGGTGTACGAACAGATTGAATGTCGTATGCATTCTGTCCCTTGATACCATTGCAGAAGAATATGGTTTCAGCAACAGTCGTGGCATTCTGCACATTGTTGTTTGGATCATCCGTGACTCGTATCAACCTCTCGCCAACTTCAAAAAGCCCGCGTGGTATTGGGAGAACAACATTTCGCAGAGATCCATCGGCAGGATCTGTCAGGAACGGAGTACCAAATGCAGTTCCTCTTGCGACAAGATCAAGAGTCGCCCCGCTATCGTCGTATTGATAGCAAATGTCGCTCATGTCTGTATTGTCAACAAAGACATAGACTGGAGTGCCAGGCTTCATGTTGTATGCATTGAACACCAATATGTTGTCTCGCATGTAAGGAATGACGCTGCTGTTCAACACGGTGTCTGTGGAGACATTCGTATAGTAGTCTTTCTTTCTGAAATCAACCTGATACACATTCTTGTTCGAATCGATGGTCTCGGTCTTTCGAAGAATGCCTTCCTTGTTGAAGAACTTCTTATCCAGTGATCCTGCAACAGCCTTTTCGCGACTTCTTGCAAAGAACTCTGCATTCTTCTTGCTTTCTGCTTCCGTCAATTCTATTGATAGACCAGACCAGATGCTTTCCCAATCATTCCACTGCGTTCCGTGTCCATTCAAACCATCGTTATTTCCAGCAGCCCAAGCATCATTGACGCCATCTTCGTTGTACTTGACCAATGGGCGGAAATCCCTGTCAAACCAGAAATCGCCATGCGGCGAAACGGTCATGTCGCCAACCCAATTCGGAAAACCGAATGGATTCACTTCAGTTACGAAACTTGCCTTGTCTTGCTGTACTACTGGAGTTGCGTAGCGTGTAAATGACTCGCAGAGTATATTGTCTGTCGTCAGTGTTATTCCAGCATCTAAATCGGTATACTCCATGCTGAATGCATGAGAGTCAAAGCCTGGTTTTAGTTCTCCCTTTTCGATATCCACCGAACAACGGTAATCTGGATTCAAAACATCTCCAATGGAATGTCCGTCAAATGAATCCACAAGAACCGCCCTGATGATGGCATCTTGACCATCGGATGTCTTTATGTCTCTGTATAGAGCATTTGATTCGATGTCGCTTACGACAACATGCTGCTCAAGATTGTCAACCCTTTTTGAGACATCAATGATGTCCTTCATTGTAAGTCGGCTGTTTGCAATGATGTTTGTCTTCACATCGTCTGGATTGTAAGTATATGCAGGAATGCTGAGAATCGAAATAGTCATCGACTCGTTTAGATCCTCTGGTATCTGCGGAGAATCACTGGCGATTCCAGGAATGCGCCTGATCGTGGTGTTCTCTTCATCCGCAGAGATGTTCTTGGAAACCACTATCTTGTCGATTCTTGGCAAGTATGCCGTGTAATCGCTCTTGATGGAGTAGTTGTCTGGAATGAATCCACCTTCGTATGCAAGAACGGGGATATTGTTCGATCCTGCTGATGCATCAGCGGAAAAACTTCCCGTCACCCCGCGTTGTCTGTATCCGATTATTGTTTCAACTGGACGGAAATCGATTGCGTTGACTAGATTTATAGACTCACCAGTTTTTGGATCGCTGAACACAGGGATGTTTTCGTATGATACACCAGAATTGGCATAGGATTCCTTCACGAATGGACCATATCCGCTGTGTGTAAAATATGAATATTCAACGCGGAAGTTGTATGTTGGTTCTTCTAATGGAGTAGAACTTGTGAAGTCTCCGATATACTTAGACTTCACATATAGCCTACCCAATCCGTAGACGCTGTCTCGTTGACCAGAATCAAATTCGAACTTATAGGAGATGTCATTTCCGCTATTACCATCTGTTAGGTCAATGACCCTGTCGATTTTGAAGACATCTGCCTTGTCGAGAAGGAAATACAAAGAGAATATTCCAACATTGTTGGCATATGATTGTGATTCGTTTATTACCCGCTTACTCGTCTGCAATCCAGAGGAAATAGTCTCCGTAGCACCCGTCTGAAGAGTCTTGATTCGTATCTTGTTATATGAAGTGCTGCTTGGAACTTGATTTTTGGCACGAACCCGTCCAACAAGAACCCATTGACCAGGAAATAGTGGTTTGGTGAACTGAATGGCGTTGCCGTTCACCGTTATCTTTGCCGTTGGGAATTCGACAATGAAATTGTTGTTTGGGCCAGCATTTACAGAGACATTTGGAACTCCTGGTTCAACTATTCTCAGTATTTCACCTTGATGGGGATAAGAAGCATTTCCCTGTGATGCAGATGCATTCGATGAGCCTTGCCACATGAGATAGTACCCGTCGCCCTTGGTCAGTACTATCTCATTGTTTGCTTCTGGCACATTGCCATATTGATTACACCAACTATATGAACTATCATTAAGATCAACTACGATTGCTGGTTGCTCATTCACACCATCGATTACAGAAAATGACCGATAGACGGTGTGTGTATATGATATCTTGTCGTTGTCTTTGATCAGAGTGGTCGGAACATCTCCGTTCAACGGAAACAACAACTTTTGATTTGCAAAATTATTGAACTTCGGCAATAGGCTGTTGCTCTCTGGGACAACATCCCGCAGAGTGTCCAAATCAAACAATACTCTGCTTGATTCGCCAGTTTTTTGATTTATACTGTACAGATTTAGTTTTGCATTTGGTGCAGATGTTGTTGGCTCTCTTAAAACACTGATGTTTGAAAGGTACGCCTTCATCTCCAGACCATAAGCAGCACCATTTTGTCCTATGGGAAACAGACTATGATTTCCTTGATTTCCTGAGGAGCCAAGTTCCAATTTGTGCATTAAAGCCGTGAATACCGCACCAGAAAATCCATTTGAAATATAATGTGTCGTTGTCAGTGGTGCGCCAGTTGTTCCGTATACAAGGATTGGTCTATTTCCTGGATTTCCTTGCTCATCGATTCCATAGAATAAAAACGATAGATCTGTATGATACTGCGCTCGTCCAGGATTATCCGCGTAACCAAATCCAAGTTGTGTCTTGTACTTTCCAACGACATAGTTGTCGAATCGATTTTGTGCTTCAATCTCTTCGAATTCCCCAACTTCCCTGGCTTTTGGAATCTCAACCTGATCCTTGAACGCAGACTCGTACTCATGTCCATAGACATAAGCCTTTCCAGTTCCGATCTCGGCATACAGAGTGGTGGCGTCCTTCTCCTTCATGGTGATGGAGAATGGCTTGACAATGTAATTTCCAGTTTGCTCGTAGTTCTTCTGAGCAAACATCTTGACAAGTTCTGGATACTGAGAATTGTCGAACTTCTTCACAACTTCGCCAGCATCGTATCTGACTAGTTCGAAGAAATTGGTTTGATCGGAAACGCCAGTGAATATGAGTTCAAGATCTATTCTATAACGATGTGATCCAGGAGCATTGTAGTTGTAACTTCCGTTGGCTGGATCCCGCAGCGTAAAGTCATCGCGCTCGGAGACTATCGTTGACTTGACATTCAGTCCCATCGAACCAGTTGGATTGGCAAACTGCCGTATCTCATCCGTTATCGCGTATGCTGGCTGAAGTTGGTTGTTTGTCTTTACAAAGAATCCATTGATGTAGAAGATACCCTCGGCAACTGCAACTGTTCGGCAATCACCCTTGAAAGGAACCGTCGATGAATCTGTGGCTATTGCAGCGTATAGAAGATTTGGAGTATCGAACTCCACGGTTGCACCAGCGGTAAACTCGTTGCCAGACATGTAACTGACGATAGCCACAGCATAGTCATCGGCAGCACTGTAGGAAGGAAGAAGGCTTATCACCTTCGCCTTAGCAATTATGTTGTCATCGACATCCCTTTGAATGATGTTGTAACCGACAACTTCATCCGATGTCAGCGTCTTTGCCACCGGAGTTGTGGCAGTTTGCAGGGATTGTGGTCTGAGGCGAACGAAATTGAGGGTCTGTGTGGTGATCTGTCCACCGATTACGACGCTTCCGTCCTTGAAGATGTGATCACCAAATATCCCGATTTGATTTTGGAGCAGTGTCTGTAGTTGCGTCAGTTCTCTTGACTGAACAGCATACCCTGGGCGGAACAACATCCGTAGAAATCTCTTATCCTCATTGAAATCATCATAGTACGGAGTTACATTGAAAAGTTCTAAATCGTGAGAAGGCATCTACTTTGCTCCTAGAAACCGATAACAATCTTGAATTGTTCCAGTTGCTCCAAATTTCTTTCAATCGGGCGTACATTTTCTATGTATAACAAATCTCCCGATCCTATCGTCAGTTCTGGTGGCTGTATGCTGGTCACAGTCGTTGTTGTCAGAGTGGTTTCGGCTGTTGAACCATAGGGGGTGAACTTCAGCCGATCAGTTGTGTTGAATGTTCCCTTGACATTGGAAAGAGTCGCAATGCCAGTGAACCCCAAGCCACCATTCACCTTGAAGTCGATGATGTCCGCAGTGACTTTCTTCAAGGTGATCGAATCGGTCTGCGACAAGGTTCCGTCAAACGCCGAAGAACTTGCAATAGATCCATCTGTCAGTGGATTGGTATCGGAAATGGTAAGTTTTGTTGTAAGGTCATATTCACCGAAATCAACAGTCTGCTTTGGAGAGAATGCTGTTGAGGCGATTCGCCCGAATATTTCGTCCCCACCAAAGGTGAGAACTTCGCTTCCACCAGTTGATCCAAATTCAATCTGACTTATGTACTCACCGAACTCCTCGTCAACCTCCACGATGTCCGCTCCACTGAGGGTATAGCCACCAGAGAAGGTCATGGTCTTTCCACTGGCAAAAGATCCCAAAGTCGTGTCTATCAATATGCTCTTGTCGTAATAGTCATATGATGTTATGGTTCCCGATGCGGAAAGAGTCACGCCTATGGTTCCGACATATTGATTGACTGTATCCCCTGTGGCAAAGGCAGCAGAGAACCCACTTGCGTAGTAGACCCTGACGCTATCCGATGCATCCTCGGACAACCTGAAGTCACCGACTATATTGGTCACGAACAACTTGTGGAACTTTGAACCTGGAGTCGTTTGCCAATCAACAACCTTTGCCGTTGCCTTTGTTTCCTTGCCAACTATGTAATTTCCCGCAATGAACGACTCGGCTGTGTATGGATCCTTTCCTGGCTGCTTCTTTATTAGCATTTCCGAAATGTTCGCCCCATCGTAGCCAGCAAGAGTTGAGCCACCGTAAAGGAATGGATTCTTGATGAGTCCAAACTGACGATACTCGTTGCGAGTAGTTATCTTGTCGTTCTGCGTTCCCTCTATCTCGACCACGATCATTATGTTGGATGCGCCAAGTTCCTTGACAGCGTTGTATCCATGACCCTTCGGGGTGGAGAGGCTTGTTGATATAGAGTTGTTCAGAAGCGTGATCTGCGCTCCAATATCGACGCTTCCGCTTTCAGTTGTCACCCTTGGCTTTGCGTATGTGTAGTTCTTTCCTCCATTGACAATCGACAGGGCAGATATCTTCTTCTCGAAAGTGGTGGTTGGAATGACGATTGCCTCCGAACCGTCTCCATCTACAACCACATTGGGAACAATCTTGAATATGCTGCTTTCCGTGAGTTCACGGTCAATTGCAGGATACACATTCGCATAGTAGTAACTTATTCCAGAACCACCCTTGACGAAATCAAGTATCCTGAAGTATTGCCCGACACCTGGTCCTTCGCTGACATAGATCGCGTAGTTGTTCCAATAGTCGTTGGATGGATCGGCATCCTCGCCAACTGGAGAGAATGAGATGTATGTAGAACCAGCGGCATTTACTGTGATCCCAAGTTCCGATGAGATAGTCGGCTTGTAAATATTGCTTATTGCCCTGTTGTTTGCAAATATCTTGGAGAAGGTTGGACTTAGTGTCGCGTTGATGGAAACGGTATCTATGGTTCCAGCCTTGGTGGTATTCTGAACCTCCCTCTGCTCGGGATACTCGCCAAGTGATACGAATATGGGAATGTACTCAAGGGTGATATATTCTATGTCGTTCTCAGGAACCGTGTAGATGTACTTCCAACGATATCCATCGGACAAACTTATGATGTCCGTGGATCGACCCGTTGGCATTATGGTCGAGAGTCCATTCGCACCCATGCACTTGTAGACATTGTATTCCGTGGTAACGACATAGAAATCCTCTCCAGACATGTCGGTGGTCTCGGAATACGCAGTGTATGCGGTTCCATATGTCCAATCTATCTTTGGGACGATGAACCGTATATGCTCTGATCGTATCCTCTTTGCAAGCAGCATGTTGCGGTAGCAGTCGTATTGATTTCTTGACGACTCGCCCACGGAGGGTGGATTGGTGTCGCTCTCCACAGTAGCAGTTGCTGCGTCATCGCTATATGGAGTCGATCTTCCGACAAACAGATAGTAGTAGTTGCTGTTGGATATCTCGGACTTTATGTTGTCTACGAGATCTGTCTTCAGGAGGTTTTTTAGAGCGTTGTTTGCCATTTTAGAAGTTCGGTGATGCTAGTGATGTTGATTCAATCAGACCATACTCGTTGTTTGCGCCTGTTGTTCCAGCGTATGGAGTTCCAGCAGGATTTGAATGGAAATGATATCCTATTGGCATCTTGAAGAATCTTCCGATGTTGGCATCTCCAAAAGAAGCACCTTGACCAGTTCCACCGCTCCATATGCTTGAATATCCCACGGTTCCCCTGACATTCGGGTGATGATACACTTCCCAATATGAATAACTAAATCCCTGTGCTTCTATGTATCCCTCAAATCCAAGGCTGCTGCCAAGCGGTGCGCCCTGCGCGTTGTGGGTGTATCCGCCAGTTTCTGGAACTATTCCAAGTCCGAAGCGTATCATTTGAAGTGAGGCGGTGTTTCCACTTCCCCCGACAAGCGATACAGTGCTTCCCTCCACAAATCCACCACCAGTGACGGATGTTGGATCCAATAGATTGAAGTCTATGCTTTTGAGGTAGAAAGCAGCCTGTGTGGCTCCCATGTAGGCAAACTCAAATAGATTGGCGACAATCGCATTTCCGCTGGAACCAATCGCGGCTATGCTTGCCCATGTCATGCCAGGAGAGAATGTGAATCCAATAGGAGTGAGTATCAGTTTACCACCACTAGACCCGTAGTTCTGATACGAACTGAATGTGTTTCCCCTTGGATTGAATCCATTTGGATACACATAGTACAGATCCGCTGTAGTACCCATCCTATATGGGGTGTAGTGTCCGATGTACGGAATCTCGTATCGCTGAAACTCGGAATGGAATGGAAGGGAGTCTATTATGTTCCGCTTGATCAAGACCTCACCGAACATCTTGAATCCCGCTGGGTGTATCAGTTTCTTGTAGGTCTCCGCATATTCCTTGAAGGCGACCTCGCACCTGAGGACATATGAGAAGTCCTGATAGTATGTCCCGTCGAATATCCTCTTGTTGGAACTCAACCTTCCATCATTGCCAGAATAGAATCCTGGATAGCGACTGACTCCACCGACAATCACCCTTGTGCTTAGGTTTCCATCGCCGCTGTTTGTCGAGGCAGTGACATTTACCTTGTTCTGCTCGTAGCCTATTCCAGAGTCTATGACCTTTATTGCCGTTATCTGTCCGCGTTCGTTTATGGTTTCAATGGCGACGGACAGACCGATTCCATTCCCCGTATTGGTGACTACAAGTGAATCGGTGGCTGAATAGTTGCGACCACTTGACAATATGTCCACCTGTGTCACGACTGGATATATCGTCTCGCTGAATCCAAGGGTTGTGGACTTCACTTCCCTGTTTGGGAGGAAATCACCGATGAGATCCCTGAGATATATCTCGGTTATGTCGTAGTAGTTCTTCCTATATTGAACGACTTGCTTAACCACGGCGGATCCTATCACTTCTCCGCTGATGGGATCAAGTTGATAAACCTGACTTCCCTCAATCGCATAGTTTCCTGTGCCGCCATTGCTTGTGGTCTTTATCGATACAGGCTCCGTCCACTTGCCATCGGATGTTCGCAGTATGTCCTTCGATGGATAGTAGACTTCCGCGACGGCGTTGTATATGAGTCTGAACAGGAACTTGTATGCCTTCTCAGTTCCCTTCGACCTGTAGAACTCGCGAATGTTCTTTATGAAGTTCGCTTCGCTGACGATGTTCCCATTCGAATCGCGCGCGAGTTGGTATGGAAAGTTCTTGAGATATGTCTCCCTGAAATCCAGAAAGAATATTCCAAGGGAACGATCAACATCCGTCAGTTCGGTGAAACTATCGATTATTCCAAATGGGTTCTCGACTCGTTCCATCCATTCGTAGTACGCTTCGACAAATGCACGGAATGTGGTATGATCCCTGTTTATGAAATCTGGCACCTGATCGACTATCAGGTTGCTTGGCCCAAACCTCTTTAGTATCCTTGGTGATTCCTCCGACAACGCGAGCGTTGCGGGTGGAGTGGCTGCTGTGCCATTGAATAGAAGAGGTACGGTATTCATCAGTAGTTTCCAACGGCAGTGTCAATGAAGTTCACCCGTATTGGGTTCGCTGCATTTGGATCCAGTGTGAGAACCTGATTTCTCTTTGGGATTATGTCGAACCTCTGATCTGGCGTGACCTCAAACACGATGTATGCAAGTTCTCCTGTTCCAACGGGATTGAATCCAACCATCGAAACCTTTCCAGTAGCATAGTCGATTGTTCCCAACTTGTCCTTGACAATGACCTTCTTCAATCCATTGTATGTGTACATCGTGAGTCTGCCTCGCCCATTGTCCTCTATGAAGCAGTTCTTGATGTTTCCCTTGATGTCCTTGTGCTTGAACACGGATGTCTTGACGATGCTCAGGTCATAGCCATCATATGGGTGGTTGATCGGGATCCCGAAGTCAAGTGTGTAGTTTCCTGCGGATGAAAGGGTTGGGATTATCTTCTTGTAAATCGTAGTGTCTATTCTATTGCTAACCACGCTGTTGCTCGACAAGTCAATCAATCTAGACAACGAAGAGTATCTGAATGGCCCATTGAACTTTCCAAGATACAGATTGAAGTAGTTTCTGATGGCAAGTGACACCATCTGACGCATATCTGGCTCGGATACGAATGCCCTGCCCGAATCATATGTTACCCGACAATTCACATTTATGAATGTATAGTCTGGGTCTACCAACTCTGGAGTGACGGAAACTATCTTCTTCTTGTCGAGTATGTCCCGCTTGACCGCTTCCTTTTGCTTGTCACTCAACAATGCCGTGTTCTTTGGCAGTATGGAGACGAACACCTTGCCGTGCATCGGTGGATCGTTCTCCTCTCCTCCCCAAACTCGCACAGCATCCGCTGCGGAATACTCGCTGAGGATTATTGATTCGAAGTCGTTGACCGTCACAGCCCTATCCTGAGCCTGATAGAACTTGGGGGCTGTGTATCTTACCTTCTCGCTTGAATCCCTGTCTCCACCGCCATATGAAGGCGTTGTGGTTGTCACTACAGAATTGAAATCGTCGCCACCGATTCCGCCAAATTCAAACGAGCGAAGATCCGCTGTGTCTCGCTTGCCGATGTCGTTTCCAAGCAGACCGTCTGTCTCAAAGTAGACTATCGTTATGAAACTCCCCTCGTCTGGCTTGGCTCCAAAGATGCCATCTCCAAAACTAACTTCATAGTTTCCGCGATAGTTCTCGTTGATGAAATAGACCTTGCTGGTTGCAGTCAGATCTATGAACTTGCTGTTTTCCTTCCACGAAATGTCCGCATTGGTAAGATCCGATGGGGATGCCATCACATAGATCTTTGTGAGTGAACGATCTATCTTGTCCGAAAGGATCTCAAACTTCGTGGAGTTGCTATCGGTGCTGTAGATGAATGAAGCGGATTTGTAGATACCTTGCCTTATCTCTACATCGGTCGCCGTGTATGGAACACTGCTCTTGTCTATGCTGAATGCCTCGGTTGTCGTGAAGGTAAAGTCCGTGCCATCCTTCGTGGCATAGAACTTGGTGCCTTGTGGAACCGTGGATGGAACACCCGCCGTGGTTCCAAACTGAACATCCACGATTGCAGTCGAAGAAACCCTAGACTTGGGGACATAGCCAAGATTCTTGGCGAGGGAAACAATAGATCTCCTCAGCACAGCAGAATCGATGAACGATTCGGACGCAAGCATGTTCGTATACAATGCCATGTAATGGGTGTTGTATGCAAGTAGGTCGAGAAGCACATTGATTCCCGATCCCTCGTAGTCAAAATCGCTGAACTCCTCCGTATCAGACAGATATGTCTTGAGGTTGTTCTTTATGGAGTCGAAATCCAGATTGGTTACTGGAGTTGTCAGTGCGCGATTAGGCATTTATCTCAGCCTTTCTATGGTTAGGAACATCCTTGATGATTGCCTCGTATTCATAAGCATGAACGATATGCTTACCTCAAACATGTTCTTCACATCGTTGAATACGACAATGACATCGTTTATCTTGGCTCTTGGCTCGTATCTGTTGAGAAGATCGATGATGTTGGATCGCAACATCACCGCTGTGATGGGAGTTGCTGGCTCAAACAGGAGCCTTGTCAGTCGCGAGTCTATCTCTGGCTTGAACGGCTTGTCGTACTTGTTCATGAGGACAAGGTTTCTTATGGATCGCTTAACCGCCTCCTCGTCCTTTTTCTGTGGGACATCACCCGTCATCGGATGCGGGGAAAAGTCAAGATCAAGATCCTTGAACAGGTTTTTTCGTATCTTGTTCATCTATAGTCTTTTCCCGAATTGAGCAGGAACGATATTTGATCCCTGGAGTATTCAAACTCAGATTTGACGCTTGGTTCATCCAAATGGTCAAGAATATTGAGTTCACACCACTCAATTGTTATGTATCCATAAACTACCAAACTGTCGCTGCAAAAGAGCGGCAGTATGCTAAAAGCCATGATGTCGTGCAGTTCGCAGAACTTCTTCGTATTGGACTCAAAGAGAGAGTCGGTCATTCGTATCGATGGATTGTTGTCCCTGAGGTGTTGAATGATCTCTACAAATCTACTGACAAGCACATCCTGTCGAAACTGCATTGTCGATGGTGTCTTCGGTTCGCATGACTGATGCGATATGCTCATCTTTCGCATTGACGATCCGTCTGCGAACTTTCCCCCATTGTGAAACTGAGTCAAGGAAACCCTAGATGCTTTGGTCTTCATTCGAAGTTCGCTAACCATGTCAGATATCCGCATGTTGACATGGTTGAAGGTTTCTTCCTTCCTAAGTGCTGTCTTTTTCTTAAAGTATCTAAACAGGGGCTTCGCTGCTACAAGTAGCCCGATACCAGCGGTCAGAATGCCCAAAACACCAGCAAGCACCTCACCCCATCCTTGTAATGTCTCTGTATCCATGAGTTCTCCAAAGTAGGGAAATATTTATCATATACCAAAATGATGAATATGTTCCACTTTGGATATTCAATGTGCCAAAGCACTATCCACCAGAGCCAGGAAGACCAGGAATACCAGGTTCGGGTTGGGGTCTATTATTCACCGTGGTGGGAGTTAGTTCTGTCAATGGTTCTCTATCGTACTCAGCACTTGCCACCAGTCCAGCAAAATCCACCGCGTCGTTTTTCACATTGATTCCATTTTCAAGCGCAATAGCAGAAAGTGCATCTCTTCCCTGAACAGTGCTTATGAGATTCATAACAACCTGTCCACCAAAGCAGGGATCCGATAGGATACTTCCGACCAACCCGTTGGCAAGCGCGTAATCAGCAAGAGCCGCTGCTGCTGCGATATATGTTGCCTTGTCTCCTTTTATGAAACCATCTATGGTGTCGCTAAGTTGACCTATGTTTCCAGCGAGTTTTCCTATCTCACTCAATGTTTCCGCCGTGGCTAGTATACCAGTGGTGGAAGTTTCCTCTCCAGTTACAGGATCTACGCCCAAAGTTATCTGATAACTGACCTCATCAAGGAGTCTCTCGACCTCATTCATGTTTCCCGAGAAGTTCTCGAAAAATGGTCCGACAAATCTTGGATTCAATGAGGTAAACGCCTTAGAAAAGTTGTCTTCAAGGACAGCACCAGGGTCCTTAAGGACTTCCTTCATGGAATTGTATGCAGACATGGTGCCGATTATCTGATCAAGCGTGGCATATCCAACATCGGGATCTCTGATGACTCCTGCCAAGATATCTGTGTGTTGCTTGAATCTCTGCAAGTCGGCATTCAATTTGGTGAGATTGTCATTCAACTTCTGTAGATCGTCGCCCAATTCGGTAATGCCTTGCAGAACATCAAGCCTTCCAAGCATATCACCTATCTGTTGACCCAATAGCCCTGTGATCTGCCCCAATGGATTCCTAAGTAGGTTTCCATTCATGAATGCGTTTATGAACTTCTTGATTCCTGGTGGGATCAAGCCAGATATCAGACTGCAATTTGAAGCGTCGAAGATGTTTGGATAACTGCTCATTAGCCAGCCTCCACATTGCTGATGGCAACAAGAGGGTGTCCACATGTCGCAAAATCCAAGGATCTGCTCACGGGAATGTCCTCAACAAGCACACTGGGAAGTCCCGTGAGCATTACCGCCTCATGGACTGGATTGGAGTCATGTGGTGTGATTACACTTCCGATCCTTGCAGCAGGACGATCATTAACCAATACGCTGAATGCACCAGTGCTGACGAATCCACCAGCATAGTCTCCAAGTTTTCCAACCATGAGCATCAGAACTCTCCTCCATCTAACAATGATATGTTGAAATCAAATAGCGGTTCAAATCCAGAATCAATAATGTATGGCGGTATTCCTTGCGATTTACTGACACAGACATAGGTGATGCTATCGTCGGTGTAATAGACCACATCGCCTGGTTGATATGCGGTAGACAGAGAGTATGTCCCTTTCCAAGCGAGATATGCCATGTCAGCCTCCAAGGAACGGGTTTGGGTACAGGCCAGGAATTATCATGGCATCCACCTCTCCCTTTCTGGAGAGGCAGTTCAACTTGATCGTCGGGATCTTTCCAGAGAGAGCAAGATCGCTGCCGATGCGTGTCTTGAGAATCACATCACCGACATTGGAGTTGACCACGAATCCACCAAGACCCCATATCTCACTGACGCAGTTTCCATAGACGGTCGTGTACTTGTTGCCCATGACTGTTTCTCTGTAGTCCCCAAGCACAGCAACATCCCATGTTCCATAGACAACCGCTCGCACATCTCGGAATGCCTGAAGATTCACATTCCCGTCAACCTGTAGGTTTAGGTTTCCACCAGTAAGTCGTGAGCCAATGTAGACGCTCGCATCGCCCTTTATGGTGATCTTTGCGGAACCGTCTATCTGCACGAAGTCACTACCCGCTATCAGTTCGTAGTTGTTTCCCTTGATCTTGTGGACTCTTGTTCCAGGAGGATTGCCTTGGAACGCACTTGAGACCTCCTCATAGGAACCACCAGGATGATATGTGTGGTGTCTTTCCTTTCCTGGAGTATCGTCCCACTCCTCGACCATGCCAGACTTGGTGGTGAACACCTTGTTGTTGGGATACTCTGGCTTGTAGGGTGTCTCTGGTTCAGACCACTTTTCCTTTTCGAATGTGTCCCATGCCACAGGAACATCGGACACCACATTGTCCTTCTTGCTTTGCACAATTGTCTGCTCTGTGTTTTTTCCCGTCGCCAGGAAATTCACATCGCTGTGCTTCGCGTCCACATATTCCTGAGTTGGATATGTGCCAGATGGATCATTGAATCCTACATCCTTGTTAGCAATCTCCTGCGGTATTCCACCCACAGAGAACATCACTATGGGCTGCTGTGCATTGTCCCCATCGCGAAAGAATCCAAACACATGGGATCCTTCGATGAGTCCTGTGGGGGATTTTCCGACACCGCTTATGGATGCGCTAGTTATGTCGAGAAGAGGATGTGCCCAGGGAAGATCGGCTGTAGGCAGGGTCTTCTTGTTCTCGGGGTGGTATCCGAAAATGCGAACACGAACCCTGCCAAGAGTCAACGGATCTTTGGTGTCCTCGACAACACCAAACCACCACACAAATCCGTTTTGACCCATTATCATCCTAAATCAGTTCCTTTCGTTGTGGCCGAAGTTTTCGTTTCCCCATCTCTCCCAATCCAACATCTCTTCCTTGGTGTATGGCAACTTCCACAACTTCTTCTCGGTTTCTGCTGGCGTTATTACTCTCTTTTCGCTTTCTTCCATGCTATTGCTCCATTCTAAAAAGTTGACCTCTCGTATGCATCGGGTATTCCTCTGATCAAGGAGTCCTTTGCCATTGTTATGGTGGTGTTGTAACCAACCTCTCTATTTATCATGTGCTTCAGAGATACGATCATGTATCTGCCACTCAGATAACCATCCTCCCAATCTTTCTCGGTTGCACTCATGTAGGCTGTCTTCGGTATCTCAAAATTGATGATGTCGAGAAGGCGAAGACTTGAGTTTCCATTCACAAGCAAAGTCATCTTCATTGTATTGAACTGGTTGATTATGCTTGCCCTGTTGGGCAAGTAGTTTTGGGGAACATCGTTTTCAGTTCCAGAACCGAATCTGCTCGTCTGCACTGGCATGTAGTTCATGAAACCCATCTTTGCATCGACCAAACTCCTGTCGTTCGGAGAGATGAGTTTCTGTGCATTCAGGTGTGGAACCTTTCCGAACGAATCATGGTAATCGTATTCGAAGTAGTCCATCTTCTTGTTCGTGATGTCATGCGTCATGAGATAGCCAGAGTACATTCCCCGCTTGTATTCCGAAACCCTGTCGAAGTATGCATCCACCTGATAGTCCTGAACCTTCTCAAAGAACCTATTCACATCGGTTCTGTTCATTGGATTGTGTGGCTCATGTCTATAGGTCATTACCGTGGGAAACTGAGATCTGTGAACAATATCCGCAAGATGAAAGCCATCCACATCCTCATAGAAGAAAAAGCATGATGGGGTGGTTCTGTTCGATGGACCAGGCGAGAATGCCCTCTGTGCCAACCAGTTTATGGAATAGAGGGGAGACCAGTATGGAAACAGGAACTGAAACTCCTTGCTGTTCACTGGATCTATCGTAAGAGGCTTCGCGCGCTTGAAGTTTTCAGTGAAGATTTTTTCCGCTATCTTCGCTATCGTTCCCTTCTTGGAACAAGATATCTTGGCCTTGTTGTTTTCGAACTGCGTTTCGCTGATGAACTGCAACTTGTATGTTTCCGACTTCTCGTTGCTTCGACGCGACTTTCCCAAAACAGCAAAGACCTTGCCAACTATTTCAATCGGATCCGCTGCACCTGGTGTCTTGAAGGATATGAACACGGTCTCGTTTCCCACTATTGGAATCGCCTCTGAATAGTTCAGTGCGTCCAACAGGAGCAGTTCACCGATCATCTTGGTGTCGTATATTGTTTCGAATGTCATGAGTTCGATGAACTGCGGCAATAGATCAACGGGTGTTCCACCGTTGTTCGACACTATCTGCAACTTCAGAATCTGGTAGTCGTTCTGCTGCGAGTATGATGTTGTGCTTGCTGGTGTATTAGACATTGTTCAAGAACGAGTCCACATCTCGGTTTATGTTGGCAATATAGACTGGATCGACAAGGACGATGTTTCTCTTGTCATCGTTGATCTTTGTTTCGTATTCGCGATTCGTCACCACATCGTCCACATGATCCTCAAGTATGTACCTTCCAATCGGAGTTGCTCCGAATGTGAACCCGAAACTTGAGGTTGATAGGAACTCGCCGTGCAGTGACTTTGGAATCCGTGGATTCAATATCTCGCCATCGGAGTTCTGAAAATGATGCACTGCATATGGACTCTGCGCCACCTTTCCGATCCTTGCGACATAGTAGGTGGCCTCTCCAAGGACATTTGTATTTGCACCAGAAATGAGGTCTCCCTCTGCGGGTATCCATGCTGTCTTCTGCGTCAAGTCTATGACAAGTCTGCAATACTGCGGGTCGTACTCAACAACCCTTGCGTTCTTTAGCGAATCCAATATGGATGGTTGTGCATCGGCACTGCTCACGCCAGTGGCATACACGATGTCGTTTGTGCGGAAGGAACCTTCAAATGCCGTTGATCCACCCACGCTTGTCAGAAAGACCGTGTAGCCAGGATACTTTTCGGTGATGTAGTTGTCCATTGCAACGGAGGATAGAACCCAATCGTAATATGGATTCACCATGTTGTTTAGGTTCAGAACCATCCAATTCAGATATGAGTCCTTGTATACCCTGTGTGCGAGAATCTCTGGCCTATCTGTATCGTTGATCGTGATATTAAGCGGATATGCGCCTTCGTCTATGACCGTCTGCTCGACCTTGAACCTGACGGTGATGTCGGACATCTGCCTGTAGCCTTGTGGCGTGACATAGTTTACTGTTGGTAATTTGTCGTACATGTATCAGTATCCGTGAACGATGTGTTCGTTTGTAAGTTGTTCCATCTCTTGGAACCCCAACTCTAAGCGAATGAATGCTGGCTTCGCATCCGTGAATGTCTTGAAATCTCCTGCCGCAGAAAAGTCAACCGACACCGATTGCAATGCAAGTCTTGGCATCTTTGGCAAGTTGTCGTTTACCACCACCATCCCACTTGGTTCCTGTATCGTGTAGAATGTCATCTCAAACTCTGCGGGGAATGTGTAGAAGTGTCCACCACCACCCTGCAAGCCAGGATGGGCATGGTATCTGAACATTCTTATTATGTTGAGTACCGTTTCCGCTTCCTGTTCGTTCCTTGGCATGAAATCGAATGAGAATGCATGTGTTCTGATGTTCACATCGCGGAACATCATTTCTTTTCGTGGATTCTGTACAGTTCTGGTCGCAGCGGCTCTCACAGCGGCAAGATTTGCCTCTGCCGCTATTTCATTGACCGCACCGCCTATTATTTGATTAGAATTCTGAGCCATCTGCCCTATCAAACCCACAGCATCAGAAATACCCTTTCTTCCTGTTTTTTCAAGCAAAGCCGATACAGCACCTCGCTTGCCAGACAACGCATCAAGAAGCATTTTGGATGTACCCATATCTTCTTCGGAATATACCATCTGATCGTTTATTGCAAATTTCTGCGGCATATAAAGGGCGATTGTATCCTTCGACTTGATATTCGCATTGTTGAACCTCTGATTGGCCAGAAGTATGTTCTGCTCTTCCTTAGGTCTGTTTACGAGTCTTCCGCTTGCGCCGCGTTGGTTGAAGTTCTTGGGGTTTTTGTTGGCGTCCTCCAATTTGTCCCTGTTGGTTGTGGCAAAAAACGAAGAAGCAAATTCGTAAGTGTTCACAACACCATCACCAAAAGCCTTAGCACCTTGTACCACACCACCAGCAACATTGACTGCTGCTCCGACAGGAACAGCATACATTAACGACGCGGTATCCAATGCTTGTTGTGTCTCTGGATCAACGCCAAATGGATTTGAATATGCTCCTTGTGCAAGGTTGTCCAATGCGCCAATGTTTTCGTCCGATTTCAGTCCAATTCCCTCAAGACCTGTTATACCACTGAAAAGAGCCTTGGAAAACTGATTTGCCTGTGATGGGGAATATCCTGCCTTTATGAGGTTATTGTAGATGTCAGTTTGATTTTCGGGAGAGGCCCCACCTTGACCACCTTGATTGTTGAACTGTATTCCACCCTTCGCAAGTAGAGAACTCGTTATCTGATTTGCCTTGCGCGAATTCGTTCTGACCGTGTCGGACGATCCTTGATAAATATTGAAGACCACGAAGTGGTGAAATCTTCTGTTCTTTCCAAGATCAGACGGATACGATAAGAATGACGGTATTCCTAGTATTTCGTTTTTCTGATCTGGATCTATGGAAGTGGTTCGCACATCACCCGCGCCACTTTCGATTCCTGGATTGCCAGCAACCGAAGTCGCGTTTATGAGTTCTTCAAGAGAACCGTCGCCCGATCTATAGAATGAAGTCTTGTCCCTTCTCCTAGTGCCAGCACCAGCAGCACCAAGAATTGGGTATTCAAGTTGGTTCGGTATAGTTTGGTTTTCTGTGTATAACTTGTTGTTTGGAGCGTATTGTGACATATGGTTAACCGAGAAAACAGATTCCTACAGGGTGTGTTCAGCCCAAAAAACCCCAAGAAGTACAAAGGGGATCCAACCAAGATTATTTATAGGAGTTCTTGGGAAAGAAAATTCATGAACTACTGCGACATGAAGGAGTCGATAGTCGAGTGGTCGAGCGAATCAACCGTGGTTCCCTACAGATACGACATGGATGGAAAGACACACAGGTACTTCATAGACTTCAGAATCACAGTGAAGGAAAAGAACAACGAATTGCAGACCTACCTAGTTGAGATAAAGCCAAAGAAGCAGACACAGCCACCAAAGCAACCGAAGAGAAAGACCAAGACATACATGTACGAATCCTTTCAGTACATCAAGAATCAGAACAAGTGGGAAGCCGCCAAAAACTATGCTGCGGCTCGTGGGTGGAAATTCATCGTGCTTACCGAATCAGACCTTGGGATAAAGGGGTAGCATGGAAAAGAAAGACCAAGACGAAGACGATCCAATGACCTTCAAGAGAATCTTCGAAGAGATGTCGATGATGAAGGACGAGGACTTGGAGGAACCCACGGAAGACAATGAAGTGGCCGCTCTTCGTTGGTACGAGCAGTTTGCCGTTCAGGCTTATCGGGAGATAACGGAAACCAACGAACGCGACCTTCGTGCCAAGAAAATGATACTTGGCAACAGCATACCAGAGTACTACACCCCTCTCCGCAGGGAAGGAACCATGTGGTCGTTCGTATACGAGGCGGAAAGCGATAGGATTCCTTATTGGGACAGGCTCCCACTTGTCATTCGAATGATAGACAACAAGGATGATCCCAAGACTTTCATGGGAATCAACCTACACTACCTCTACCCAAGGTATAGAAAAATCCTGCTATTGAGCCTGATGACCAAGTTGAATGGGGATGTGTCGAACGAAAACGCCAGAATTCTTGGGATGAACATGAGAAGACTTTTTTCATTTCCTAATAAATATGGAAAAGCGTGTATTCGTAGATACAAGTATGACAACATCAGGAGAAAGCCGATCAGAATACCACCAGAGCATTGGCTAAAGGCAATTTATCTTCCGACATATCATTTCGTAGGAGCAAGACCGACAAAGGTTTGGGGCAAGACCTATGCGTTGATGAAGAAAATGGGACTAACACAAAGGTAACAGATGACGCAGTTTCAAGGAACAAACAATCCAAGCCCATACAACATACCAAGGGATCTTGCCGCAAAGAATACGCAACAGGCACTACAGGATCTTGGGTTGCGCGGTGGTTCCACGGAACCAATCAATCCGTTTTTCGATTCCATAGAGTCGTATAGAGCGCAACAAGATGCGAGAATAGCCAAGTTCTACGATGATTTGATCAACGAGACGGGTGGCATAAAGTACAAGGATCCCAATACAAGCAGCGTCAGCAAGCAGATGGCCCATATCGTTGGGATGAACTACTATGCCAGACCTACGAGATACTATTTTGAGATAGAGGGTCTTGGGTGGCCTCAGAACGAGCGTTTGGTGAGGAACTGCCAAAGCATGAGTTTGCCAGGAAGGGCATTGCAGACACAGCCCCTGAAGATTTATGGTCCTCCTATGGAACTCGCATACGAATCAAACTATGCCAATGAGATTCAGATGACCTTCAGGGTGGGTGAAGACTACTTCGAACGAGATTTCTTCGAAGGCTGGATGGGTTCTGTCTATTCGCCCATGACAGCAGACTTGCTGTATCCAGATTCCTACATGACCAATCTGCGGATATACCAACTCGACCGACAAGACCTGAAGATCTACTGCACCGAGTTGTACAATGTATTCTGCAAGAGCATTGCAGACATAGAATTGTCCACCGATTCCACCGATCAGATAGTCACCATCAATGTGACGCTGGCATATTCGGAATACCAGGTGATAGGTAAGAGAACCTTCCCATACAACACAAGGTTCGACCGCGGTGAAACCGAAGAATCAACCACAGCCAAGTCTATAGTAAATACATCTGTGGCAAATGCAAGAGAGATTCACAGGGTACGCGAGGACAGGGCCGCACAGAGAATCGGAGACCTGAGACAAGAACTGTTGGGTGGAAGATGAAGCAACTTTAACACATGGAGTAAATTATGTCATTACCGTCACTTGGAATACCAAAATACAGAATCACAATACCTTCGACCAAGAAGGAGACAACCTTCAGGCCATTTCTGGTCAAGGAGCAGAAGGTGCTGTACATGGCACTGGAAAGTCAGGACGAGAAGCAGATACTTAGTGCGATGTGCGACCTCATAAAGGGTTGCGTCGATGGGGTGGATCAACCAGAAAAGATGGCGATGTTCGACATCGAATATCTGTTCATGAAGATACGGGCAAAGTCAGTTGGCGAAATGCTTGAACTGAGAACAAAATGCCCAAAGTGCGAAAAGCCGAATGATATCACCGTCAACCTTGACGAAATAGAGGTCAAGTTTCCAGAGAACACATCAAACAGGATAATGTTGAATGACAAGGTCGGCATCATCATAAGGTATCCATGCATGACCGATGCACGACCAAACATGAGCGACATGTCCGTCGATGAAGTTTTGGAATTCGTGACAGACTCCATTGAAACCGTGTTTGATGAGAACAATGTCTACACAAAGAAAGACTTCACAAAGGAAGAGATACAGAAGTTCATTGAGTCGATGACAAACAGTCAATTTGAGTTGGTGGGAAAGTTCTACCTCAATATGCCAACCGTGAGGAAGGAAGCGGATTGCAAATGCCTTTCGTGCGGACATGAGTTCAAGGCATTCTTCAGCGGGTTGCAGGATTTTTTTACATAATGCTCTGTCACGATAGCCTTGCGAATCTGTACAACACGAACTTCGCATTGCTACAGCACCATAAGTACTCGCTGACAGAGTTGGAATATATGATGCCTTGGGAAAGAGAAGTTTATGTAAATCTGCTGGTGAATCACATAAAGGAAGAAAACGAGCGACTGAAGCAGCAGCAGTTGCAGCAAAGAAGTAGATAAGATGCCACTACCAAGCCCATCAGGAAATATTCCCCAAAATGCACCCGCAATGAATGCGGGAGACGCTATAGTAGAATCCATGGAAGAGGGATTCAGGAAAGTCAACTTGACATTCAAGGAGGCTGTGACCACAAGCCTCAAGTCAAGCGTCATGACCATGCAGATGAAGTTTCTGGAGAAGATACCGCTGGTCGGCAAGGGTCTTGCAGACAAGATCGACCTCAAGAAGCGCGAGATGTTCGAAGAACAGGGTCGCGATCCCCTCACGGGAAAGAAACTCACCAAGGGAGAACTTGAGGAGAAGGAATTGAGAAAGAAGTCCATGGGTGCCATGGGCGACATTAGAGACTCGGTCTACGAAATCCTCGACATATTGACAAGGACTTTTGGACCATCAAGCCAAGAGACAGAACGAACAACGAAGAAGGATAAAGCAAAGGGACTGACTCCATCTGCGGATGGCGAGGGTGCATATGCACTTGCTGACGAGGTTCCTCCACCACCAGATAGCCTTGCACAAGAAGAGAAGTTGCTGGAACAGCAGCAAAAAGATAGGGAGATTCAGGAAGAGAAGCAGGAAAAGGAAGAGACTTTCTTCAAAGACTTGTTTGAGAAGTATTTTGGCAATGGAAAGAACGACCAAGAGCAACTTGCTGTTGCTGCAAAGGGCGAAGGGCTGTTCGGCAAAATAGCAAACACATTCGACTTCCTCAGCGATGCCAAGTCCCTTGGTGCAGGAAGGCTTCTGGGTAAAATTCCTGGATTGGGTAGAGTGGCAGGAATGTTTGGGGCGGGTGGTGCGGCTACTGCTGGTGCAGCGGGTACGGCCCGTGCAGCGGGTGCGGCGACACGGATGGTTCCCGCCGTTCCCTTAAGTACGGCGGTACTTGAAGGAGCCGATGCGCCAGCGAGAATTCGGAGTATAGCGGGTGCTGGATCTCAAGCAGCAGGAAGTGCGTCTAGTGCAGCGGGAAGTGCAGCAAGTGGGGGAGGGTTATTCTCGCGAATTGGTGCAAGCATTAAATCTGTCGGTAGCAGTGCATTGAACTATGGCGGGAAAGCCTTGGGTGCTGTGAAGAATGCTGGTGCTGGATTGGTCAAACTCGGGGTAGGACCACTGGCTAAGACGATATTCTCAGTCTTGGGACCAGTACTTTCCGCAGTACAGGGCTACATGGCTATCTCGGATATTAAAGAAAATCCAAACTTATCCGATCAAGAAAAGAAAGAACAGATAGGACTCAAATTTGCTGGTGCCTTGACTTCCATCGGATCGCAAATTGCTGCTCTCCTACTCGCTCCTGGTCCAGGAAATGCCATTGTAGGCGCACTTGATGCTTTGGGATATGGTCCTGGTGCATTGGGAGAATTCCTTGCATCGATGATTGGTGGAGAAAAGATCTATGACCTTGCGACACAAATTCCTGGGTTGGGATCTTTCTTGGAAGTCCCAAAAAGAACAGAGAGTGAAGTAAACTCGGTATCTGTAACATCGCCAACTTCATCGGTTGTTGGACCGCCAACAACCGCGACCGCACAACCATCTGAACCAATGGTTCCAAAGCCAGGCGAAACGGTAGCAACACCGCCAACTCCAATGGAAGGTGGCGGAATACCAACAGGCATGGAGGGTGGTGGAATACCGACTGGAGTGGAAGGCGGAAGGATTCCTGTCGGAATGGAGGGAGGTGCGAGTGCGCTTGTGCCAGCGACCACACCGTCATCGTCGGCAACGCTGTCGAGTCTTCAGTCTGACTATGCCTATCTCAAGTCCACTCCACCGCCAGCAACAGTGGTAGCCCCAACGAACAACGCCGTCGTGACGAACAACAACACCACATCGTGGATGTCTTCGCTGACAACCACACGAACGGGTGTTGACATTGACGAGAGGGCTTTCAGGATGGGACTTGCGTACTAAGACCTGAGGTCTGCAAGGTCAATCTCAAACTCATGGATGCCATCGTCCATCGTGTAGTAGATCTTGTCGAAGCACTTCACGCACCATGGCATACACTTGGGGCAAGGACGCGAGATACGCATCTGTCCATGGCTATTGAAACGAAAGTTCCATAGTTCAAGCCCCTCGCGCCTGTTGCACTTCAGGAAAGCATCAAGTTCGGAATGCACCTCACCGAAGAGGTAGCCGTGCTTGACGGCAAGCGGATGCGTCTTGAAACGATTTACGCCAACGGCAAGGATTCGGTTCTTGTGCAGGATGATGCTGCAATGCTTCTTCCTGCGAGGAATCTCAAGGCACTTCGCATAGGCGAAGTCAATCAACTTGCGGTGTTTTTCGGGATCAACCATGATAAAGATTCTTGTCCAATCCCGACACTCCTATTTAGTAGGCTATCGGGAACCACTCTGAAAACATTCTATTCGAATTCAAAAGAATGTTATTGATGCCTTTGCGATTGCGGAGAGCAACACCATCGTGAACAGGAAGAACACGATTGTCTTTGCGAAGCCCATCGCCACCATCTCCGTCTCATCGTCCTTGTCATCGTCTGCCATGCTCATCACCATACCCTCATATAATGTATGGGTCAAGCAGCATGGTGAATCAAATCTTTGGATCGTTTGATTCAGAATCGATTGCAACGGGAGCAAAACATTCTTTCTCTCATTTCCTTGACTTCCCTAAAGTAGACGATACTCTTGTGTCGATGAAGGTCGTGGTGGCCTTTCAGACCGCACTTGTTGAGGGAGGGACTCCTCGACGCATAGATATAGGAAGATTGGTGGCTTTGTGAAGTTGTTCCGAATGCTCATAGATACTGACTCCAACCCAGATGACGATGTCCCCATTGTCAAAGGAAAGGAGAAGAGTATAATGGAGGAGAAGGACATGTTCGAAGGAGTCAGCGACTCCCGTCGAGAAGCACTAATCCACGATCTCATCCTAGTGGTGAAGTCGGCAATGACAAAGGTGAACTCAAGAGATCAGATGTGGTGCGACATACTTGCATCCACTGAAAAGCAGATTCGAAGAGTGGTTGAACAAAATACAAAATGAGGGCTTCAGCATGAAGATGGAACTAGATCATCGTTTCGTGGCGGTATTCGGAACATTCATGGACAAGTTGGCGGACATTGTTCGCGAAAAGACCACGGAGACGAATACCCAATTGCACCCAAGCGGAAATCCCTACTCTTGGACCACCTCCTATGAGGAGGGATACAAGTACATCCGCATCGTTCTCACCAGTGACTACAACGGGGTGAAGCAGAAGACTGCATGGGGCTTCATTGACAAGCGCAGCGGAGACATCTTCCGTGCCGCGAGTTGGAAGGCTCCCTGCCTCAACCATATTCGCGGGAACCTCTACGACGAGGACAATGGTCTGAAGCACTGCCATTGGACAGGTCCTGCGTACATATGGGCAATCAATGAATCCAAGAAGGAGGCAGTCACGGCTCAACCCGCTCCCGAAGGAGGAGTCTAATGGGCTACAGACTACACATTGACATTCCGCTGAACCTCACCGAAGATAATGCGCTCAAGAACAGCCTTGCGATCATGTCTGCCATCGAAAACATTCTGATGTCGGGTGTGAAGACCGAAGCCGATACCATCAACTATCGCCTTGGTCACGACGATGATCGTCAGAAGTCTAACTATCTCGACAAGAATGAGAACGGACATGTCAGCAACAAGAAGTCAAAGATTCTTCTGAAGAGGGAGTTGACAGCAGCCGAAGACACGATAGAGTAAGTGAACAACGCGCCGTGGGAGGTCTTGGCATCCTCAGTTCGATTTATAACCGAATAAGAGTTGGTTCGAATCCAACACGGCGTATTTCTCAAACAGGCTTGTCGCACATGAGTCGCTGCGACAGAAGCCGAACCTTCGCGACTCACAGGAGATTTTTGCAATGTTTGGATTTAGCAACAACAGCGTGTTCAAGTATGTCGGTGTTCTCTCCGCTCTCGTCTTCGTGTGGTTCACCTTCCTCTCCCCCGAGAGCGCAAACGCAGCGCAGAAGGCAAACTACGGGCTGATCACCCTCTTCGCGTCACTCGCCCTGTACTACTACTCGCAGTTCAAGCAGGAGCGTTCTTTCTGTGAGAACGACGCGATGCATCGTCGCATCGATGATGTGCAGAGCGAGATCGGTCGGCGCATTGACGATGTCGAGCGCGATCTTCACGACACCATCGACAGCAAGTGCGCTGATTCGTGCAAGCGCAGTCGCTGATGACTGATGGTGTCCGTCTACCATAAGTGGCGGCAGAGGGTTCGCGCATTCTGCGAATAACGCGATTTCGTTGCGGGTATGATGTAGCGGCAACATGTGAGTTTTCCAAACTTTCCTCACGGGTTCGAATCCCGTTACCCGCTTTTCGTGGAAGGTTGTCCGAGTGGTTGAAGGAGCAGCATTGGAAATGCTGTGTGCGCGTAAGTGTACCGTGGGTTCGAATCCCACATCTTCCGTTGTCCGATTGTGTAACGGTAGCACAAGAGATTCTGGTTCTCTTTGTCCTAGTTCGAATCTAGGTCGGACAATTCGGTTGTGTACTCAAGTGGTCAACGAGGGGAGTCTGTAAAACTCCTGACATAGTCTTCGGGGGTTCGAATCCCTCCGCAACCACTCAAGCCACTTTAGCACAGAGGTAGTGCGTCATATTTGTAATGTGAATGTCGTGAGTTCGAATCTCACAAGTGGCTTTCGGTCCTGTCGTCTAGTCTGGTCTAGGACTGGAGACTTTCAATCTCCCAACTGGGGTTCGAATCCCCACAGGATCATTCTTCCATGCCATGTTATGCAATCTCAATCCGCGAAGACAAGGAACACCTCCTGAGAGATGGGGGTGGTTTCTTGTTCTTCAAGAAAAAGAATCTCGCAATCCAAATGTGCGATTCAATGAATGCACTCCGAAAATCCATGAAACTGGAACAAGTGTATTCAGTCTGCAAGATAGATGAGAAGGACTGGAAATCTTTTTCAGTGATCTACGATCAGGAGTACGAAGATGACGCTACCAAGCGAGATGTTTCAGGCTATACGAAACGCACGGCACTTCATGCTGGCGTTGATGGATCCGAAGGAAACTCCAAAGGTTCCAAGAGAAATAAGAAAGCGAGCGAGGGATCGACTCAAGCACTTCCCATCTGAGTACGACATTGCGGAGTTGGAAAAGATTCACTCCCTCAAGGACAACGATCCAAACATTCTTCTCAATGAGTGCATGAAGCGTCTTGACTCCATCCGTGGAGAACTTACCATAGTGAACAAGAAGGTTGGCGATGTCGGCAACGGCATCGTTGAAGTGATTCAAAACTCAAGGAGCCAATGAGATGCCAAACAGCAAGGCAAGAAGTGTAGCAAAGAAGCACCGCAAGGCAAAGAACAGATGGAAGACAAAGGTTCAAGAGAGTCGAGCCAAGGCTAAGGTCAAGGCACCTCCAAAGAAGAAGAAGTCCATCTTTGATCGACCAACATCCCCCCTGACGGGGGCTTCCCCGTCAGCCGTATCTAACCCGTCAGGGGGGATCCCCGCAATCGGGGGTGCATGATCTTGCGTACACTCTACGGATCGTACAATCGAACTCCGTCTCCCGTGGAGGAGAATGGAACACCCAAGAAGAAGCAATGGACAGGAAGGAACAAGCAAATGCTAGAGAAGACTCAAATCGTTGAATCGCTTCATCAAGGTGTCTGTGAGGTGGTCTTCACCAAGGCAGACGGAAGCGAACGGACACTTCGCTGCACTCGCTCGACAAGCATTGCACCGATTGCGAATCCGAAGACACTACTCACGGAGGATGGCAGCGGTCCAGATGTCATTCCCGTGTGGGACATGGATGCCGCACAATGGCGGTCGTTCAATGTGAATACCATCAAGTCGTTCCGCAAGGTTGGAACTACTTTGAATGGCTGAGTGAAAATACTGCCCCTCTAACTCAATTGGCTAGAGTAGCGGTCTTTTAAACCGCATTGTCTGGGTTCAAGTCCCAGGGGGGGCATTGATGTGTGAATGTGGCGCGGTGAACTTTCTCGGATTCCTAAATAAGCATGGAGGTTTGAATCCATGCCATATAAAGATCCAGAAGAAAAGAAGAGATATAGAAAAGCATACTACGAACGGACAAAAGAGCAAGCACATGAATACTACCTTGATAACAAGGACAAGTTTCGTGATAGGAACAGAACTGCAAGAAAACGAAATACCAAATTCATAAATGAATACAAAGTCCAAACTGGCTGTACCAAATGTGGTTACAAAAAACATGCTTGTGCATTAGACTTTCATCATGTTGAAGCAAAAACTAAAAATGTTGCAAAACTAGCCAAATCCTGCTTCTCTTTAGATACTCTAAAAGAAGAAATGAGTAAATGTGTAATTTTATGTGCTAATTGTCATAGAGAAGAACACTACTCCTCTTAATGATATTTACGCCAGCGTGGTGGAACGGTATACACGGCGCACTCAAAATGCGCTGATCGTAATTGATCATGCAGGTTCGAATCCTGTCGCTGGTATTATGAACAGAGAACGCTACATCGAACTTGACCGATCAGGAACAGGACTCACCAAGGAAGAGTGGGAGGAGGGCTGGCATTGGTGCGGAGAGTGGGATGGAATGCTTGTCGGTCCCAACACTGACGAAGCACTTGTCTGTTCTTGTAGCCATCCTGCCATCGAAACATGGAAGAAATCGGAAGATGGAAAAAAGATGCAAAAGGCTCTTGACGAGCGATTTGAAAAACTCACCGAGAAAAACTTCTTGATGGAGGACGGCAATGGCTGATTACACCCCAAATCCTTGGATACTTGACGAGATAGTAGCAAATCGCAAGTGGATGGTGGAAATGATGGATGGTATGCCAACTGAATGTCTGACAAGTTGTGCCAAAGAGATTGAGTCTCTTCGTGCCGAACTCGCAAAAAGAACAGATGAACGGAATGAGGCAAGACGGATGTATTGTGGTTTTGCGGAGTACAATGAACGGGGATCGGAAAATTCATCAAAGGAAGATATTGCACACGCTTTGGGTTGGGACTGCTACAAGGAGAAAAGCAAGTGACCCCACACACTCTCAACATCTTGCTTGGGCTTTCCACAGTCGGATTCGTCGTGGTGTCACTGCTCTACTCGCAATTGCTAACATTTCAACCAATCGACGGAGGAAGTAAATCATGAAACTCGCAGCAATTCTAACAGCAGCATCCGTAGCATTCGTACCAGAACCGCCGATTCTCCCGTTCACGGAGATCAGCGATGAAAAGATGCAGACATTGGCAAAACACATGCAGGATGCCGATGAGATAACCGTGCAGGATTGCAATGTTGTCCTGCAACTTGAGCATATTCGCTGGAAGTACCAGATGATGCGCGAAGCACTATATTTCACTGCACGAAAGGCAGAGGACGGTGCTACGATTGAGGCAAAGCATCTTGGCAAGATCTTTGACAGGATCGACGCTCAATTAGACGAAGACCGCGAGAAGATCTTGCAGGAGGCTCGTAAGGAAGATCTCAAGGCAGAGCAGGAGAAGATCAAGGGCAAGGATGCATGATGTGGCAAGATGACGATCATCTGCATATCGACTACCGCCTTCGCGTTGCCACCAAGCGCACGGACCTTCCCAAGGATGTCCTCATTCTGATTGGGGACGCATATGGGGAGATCATGGAACTTCAGAGGAAACTCAAGGAAACTCAAAAAGAACTCAGCAATTGCGCCATGGACAGGATTGCTAAGTTTGATGAGGAAAACGGGCTAGTATAAATATCTCCATACAGGAGGACTTTTCCATGAAGTCATATAGAGAGTTCATTTCAGAGGCAGCAAGGCGTTCCCTTTCCCGTCTACATGGTCACATCGAAGGTGGTCACATGGTGGGTTTCATATCAGCAAGCCGTGGGAATCTTTCTCCCGCTGAGAACAACAAGAGGACGAAGGCACTCAGGGCAAGCCTCAAGCAGCATGGATACACTCCTGTTCCAGTCAAGGGCGAGTACATCGAAGACCACAATGGAGAGAAGAAGAAGGTGAAGGAGAAGACCTTCATGGTTCATTCTGGTCAACTTCCCGCACCCAAACGGGGTAGCGTAGGAGATCATGCTACTCTTCTTAGGGATCTCAAGAAGCATGGGGAGCAGTTTGGTCAAGACACCGTTCTCTCTGTTTCCAAGAAGCACGGCAGCGTGTTCCACGGAACTGGCAAGTCGGATTGGGTTCCGAAGGGAAAGAGAGCGCGTATCGGTGGTGCTGGCATCAGCACCAATGTTGGCGACTTCAACACGCGGTTGAAGGGCAAGAAGTTCATAGTAGGTGGAGGTGCATGAGATGAGTGAGTTTTTTAGACGATGGGTGCAGAGTTGCTTTCAAGGAAAGCATGTGTTTGACAAGAACCTGTTTCGCATGACTGCCGATGAGCGGGTTGCGAAATATGGAATCGACAAGGTTGCTGAACTTCAATCTCTGAGTCCAGCAAAGCGAGTCGAGATCTACGGAGAGGATTTTGAACAATATCTCTCTCCTGCCAAGAGCGCGTAAGATTCAGAATCAAATAGAAGCAAAGTAAGATTCTTTTCGATTCGCGTTCGACAGATATTGACAGCAGACGATTCAGAGATATACTTGTAGCACAACAGTTGAGGAACGCACGGGACTGCGGTGCGAACTCCTCTTTCAAAGTGAAGCAGTCAATGTTTAGGAGTGTAGAGTATGGCTACTGCCACCAAGACCCGTTCGACCCGTTCGCTCACCAAGACCCGTCAGGTCATCAACTACCTCGCTTCGGGCAAGTCGCTCACTTCGGCTCAGGCCAACAGCAAGTTCGGCGTGAAGAACTTCCGTGCGATGATCTCCAGCATCCGTGAGCGCGTCGAGACGCACGGCAACTGGATCGTGGAGTCGAACACCAACAGCCGTGGCGAGACGGTCTACAGCATGATCGACACGCACCCCGGCACCCGCACCTACGGCTTCGATGCCCAGGGCAATCGCTTCCTGCTTTGAACTGACAGAATATAATTATTGTCCGCGTGGGAACGGCAGTCGGGGTCAGCGGATGCTCCGATACTAGAAGTCTAGATCTAGACTAGAACGACGGCAGGGGGTAACTCCCCCTGCCGTTCCCTTTTTATGGAGAGACTGCATGGAAAACAGACGGCACAGCGCAGGAAAAGGTGATTCGTATCGCCCCGTAGACCAGAAGAAGTGGGCAGAGAATTGGGATAGAATCTTTGGCAAGAAGAAGCCAAAGAGAAAGACCTCCCCCAAGAAGCCGAAGTAGAATCCTTACACACACCTGTAACTCAGCAGGATAGAGTAACGGATTTCTAATCCGTTTGTCGCTGGTTCGAATCCAGCCAGGTGTGCTTCTGACAGAGAGAACTCAAGCAGGAGAAAGCAGATGCTTACCAAGTTGAAGTCTCGTTACGGACAACCTCGCAACATCACCGACAACGGACACAACATCTTCACAATCGAAGGTGAGTCTCGCTTCGGTCGGGCTGGCATGAACGAGGACAACACAGAGATTGCGTATTTCGACCCCGAAGGTGGTCCATTCATTACCGTTGGATCGGACTACGGCTTCGGTGTCATCAAGTCGATTCGAATCGAACCGCACAAGGAAGGACATTTCAAGATTCGCGTCGAAGTCGAGTGACGCGATACATAGACTCGACATCGTTGATCTTTGCAAACAATCCCAATGCACGGGGGTGCGAATCCCCCCGACTCCATTCGACACTAGTGGCGTTCTGACGAAAACGCGGTCTTGACAAGAGATGCTCTTGCGTAAAACGGTCTATACTAGTCAATCGACCGACAAAGCAAGAAAAGATGGTGTAATCCATCATAGTGTCATCATTCATAGGTCGAGTAAATCGACCACAAGAGGCTTGCAAAAGCCTCTTGTTTTGTTTCAGAACTCTAAATAGTCATAGGAGGATTGAAACATGGCAAAGAATCTCAACAAGAAGTCCGCGAGAGAGGCAGACGAGTACTTTCTATGCACACATGTGAACTCCGAAGGCTATCAGTTTGAACTTTTGCTCACCAAGAGCGAGTTCGACAACGGAGTTGCGAGAGCATTACGCAATCCCGAGGACATCCCATCCAACTTCATAGTCTTGCAGGGCATCAAGGACGAAGCGAAGTACCCTTGCCCATGCCACAAAGATGACAAAATGTGAATTTCGAAGTGTGAAAATGCTAATTTGGGGCAAAAATCACATTATCGGTCAAAATTCCGAACTATTCGGAGACAATTTTCACCTTTTTTCGTTTTTTTCGTGCCTCAGACTCATTTGGGGCTTGCATTCGGACGATTTTCTGTCATAGTGGGACATCATGAGCAGCGACACCAACAACCCATGCGCCTTCGAACGGCTCACCAACGACGCAATGCAGCGCGAATACCCCGAAAGGTTCAAGTCGCGCGAAGAGTGGAATGCCTACAATGAGGAGTGCGACCGCCGCGACCGCGAACGCGCACACCTCAAGGGCGGCGAACTCGACCTTGGCGACCTCTTCGACCTTCCTTTCTGAGAACACGACGATGAACGAGAGCAATTCACCCCAACCAATGCCAAAGATGGAGTACTTCAAGACTCCTCACGCCTTCAGCGGGAAGATCGTCGCGAAGAAGGCGGTGTATGGCACCACCGTTCCGTTCGGCACTGGTCCGAAGGTGTGGCGTATGTGGGTCCGCATTCGCACCGATGAGGGATGGGTACTCATGGGATACATCGGCAAGTCTCAGACGCAGGAGGGGCTTCCCGATGTGCGCGTCGGGGATCGGGTGGAACTCGCACCCATGACCCTTGGGGCTGTGCGTTCTAGTAGTTGGGGCGACTCCGAGGGACGGCATGACTATCGTTCCAATCGCAGGGATCGGCAACTCTCTGGCAAGATCGTTCGCAAGCACTGAACAACTAGGAGTTTTCATCATGAGCAAGACCAAGACTGCAAAGAAGTCCGCGAAGCCCGTCCGCACCAAGGTTTCCGTCAAGGTGACGAAGACCGCAGAGCCGTCGCTGATCTTCGACAAGCCTGGACCGCAGAACCACACCCGCGAACAGGCAGAGGCGCGGATTCGCGAACTCCGTGCGAAGGTCGGCAAGTTGTACTCCGATGGCAAGTTCAAGAATTCGATGGCAATGATGGTGCCGCTCACGCACCTCGACAACGCGACCTACTACAAGTCGTGCGGATGCTTCGACCGTGCGGTCGAGATCTGCGACAACTGCGATTCGACTCTCTGAACAAACAAGGAGAAACACACAATGAACAACGAGAACAACACGCCCAAGACCGCTTCGCATATGCTCTTCCACGAACTCGCTGCGAATGGCGGAACGAAGCGAGACATCGTTGATAGGCTTCTGACCAAGCCTCCACTACACATCCTCACGAACACTGATCTCTGTGAGGCAGCACAGGAGATTCGCGATCTTCGTGAAGCGGTGAATGACCTCACCGCATGGGCAGAAGGAGTCGAAGCGGACAATGATTCGCTTCGGAAGGAGATTGCTCGACTCCGCGAGGAGCGCGAAGCCAACGCCAACAACAATCTGTTCCGTTCGACCGACATGTCCTGAGACAAAGGAAACACACAATGAACGACAAGAACAACGACATCATCACCGCGCAGCAGAACATCACCAACATCGACCTGATCGGCAAGACCATCGTGTCGTATGTCACGAAGGGACAGAGCATCGACCCCTCGACGGCATCGCTGCTCGCGCTCCTGATCGCTGAGTGCCGCGTCTACTCGACCATCCGCGACGGCGAGATCCTCAAGGACGAAGGCACCGAGTTCATCAAGAAGGGAATCGACATCGTGACCAAGCAGGAGGAGGACAGCATTTCGGATGTCGCGGACTCCATCATCGCTGATCTTCGCAAGAGCGGCATCAACCTCTGAGGAAACTCACAATGAAGAATACGAACTTCACTCTCCCCACCATCCTCGCCTTCATCGTGACCGCATCGGCAGTCGCGGTTCCTCCTCCCGCAAACTTCGACTTCGACAACATCCTCGACGCGGTTCAGAAAGTTGAGACGGGCGGATCGAAGGATCCCGCAAACGCTGTCGGTGACGGCGGCAAGGCAATCGGTCCTCTGCAAATTCACTATTCGTATTGGAAGGACGCGGTTGATTTCGATACTTCCATCGGTGGCAAGTACTCAGACTGCAAGAACGAAGCCTACGCGAGGAAGATCGTCATCGCGTACTGGACTCGCTACGCACCGAATTGGTCATTCGAAACCCTCTCCCGCGTACACAATGGCGGTCCAAAAGGTTGGAAAAAGCCCTCAACTCTGAGTTATTGGCGCAAGGTGCGCGAAAACCTCGACTAAAACCACGGATTGTTTCTCCGTAAGTCCTTACCAGACCAAGACTTACAGAAATCTGGACTTTTTTCGCGGATTTTCGTCCGACCCCGTAGACAGACGAATCAAAGTATCAGATACTTATGGCATGTCGATGAAGATCACCAACAGCACCAAGCCCATCCGCAACACCAACAACGGAGTCACCATGTACGGCAACCTTCAGACTCGTCAGCGTCGTTTCGTGGACACCATCGTCTCGCTCTACGGGAACGGCGACGGCGAACACAACTACACTCGTACTCAGGTTCTCGCTGCTGCTGAGAAGTGCGGCATGAGCGGTGCGCCCGTGTGGGTCACGAACGACGCGAAGCGTCGTGCGGGTCGCGGCCTCTACAGCATCCCCGAAGCCGTCGCTGCTTGCGCTGCGTCTGCGCCCGTCGCACCTCAGGTCCGCGCCAAGGCGGTCGCTGCGGTTGTCGAGTCGGCACCCGCGCCCACTTCGGTCGCGGCTCTCGTCACCGAGGTCGAGAAGTTCGTCCCCGCGACGAATCCGATCTATGTGCCGTGGGGTCACTTCTCGACCCTGCGCTCCATCGTCAAGTCGAAGGTGTTCTTCCCCGCGTGGATCAACGGCCTTTCGGGCAACGGCAAGACCCTGATGGTCGAGCAGATTTGCGCGAAGGAGGGTCGCGAGTTCTTCCGCGTCAACATCACCGAAGAGACGGATGAGGACGATCTCCTTGGCGGTTTCCGTCTCATCAACGGCAACACCGTGTGGGTCGATGGTCCCGTGGTCGAAGCCATGAAGCGCGGTGCGGTTCTCCTGCTTGACGAACTCGACCTTGGGTCGTTCAAGACGATGTGCCTTCAGCCCGTGCTTGAGGGCAAGGGCGTCTTCCTCAAGAAGGTCGGTCGCTTCATCAAGCCCGAGCGCGGCTTCACCGTGTTCGCGACCGCGAACACCAAGGGCAAGGGTAGCGACGATGGTCGCTTCGTCGGCACCCGTGTGCAGAACGAGGCCCTGCTTGAGCGGTTCAAGATCACCGTCGATCAGCCGTACCCGCCCGTCGCGACGGAAATCGCGATCCTCAGCAAGGCGTTCGACGCGCTTGGTGTCGATGCTGCGGTCGCTACCACTCTGTCGGAGAACCTCTCGCGTTGGTCGGACTCCGTCCGCAAGGCGTATGAGGCGGGTGCGGTCGAGGATCTCGTCTCGACTCGCCGTCTCGTCGCGATTGCCGAAGGCTATGTGATCTTCGGTGATCTCAAGACGGCGATGAACCTCGCGCTTGCGCGGTTCGATGAGAACACCCGCGAGTCGTTCTACTCGTTCTACAACAAGATCGCGGACACCTCGACCGACGCGCAGAAGGGCGCGAAGTCGGACGAGAAGTCGGATCAGACTGTCCCGTTCTGACCTACGCCATCGGTGGGCGATGCGACCGCCCATTTCGCAGTTCTAAATTTCACATTCGGAGTTTTCATCATGAGCAACATTCCCTCTTTCAGCGATGTGTGCGGCACCGTGGTCGAGTCCCTCGCGGAGACGATTCAGAACCGCGAGAAGATCATCATTCAACTGCGCGAGGACAATGCGCGTCTTGAGCGTGTTGCCGCCGATGCGGTTCGCAAGGCAACTGGGTGGAAGAACGAAGTCGAGGCGTGTGAGGGCGACGAGAAGAAGATCCGTGATCTTCAGGAAGAAGTTCGCAATCTCAGCGAGCGGAACGCGGCTCTTCAGCGCGTGATCGAACGACAGAATGTCCGAATCGCAGCACAGGCTCGACGCAGTGCATCGTGCTGCAACACTCCCTCAGACAGCGATCCGCAGACGGGAGTTCAGTACGGAGATCTCGCATGAACTGAACTTGTAAGCGACCGCAAACTCAAAATTCGTTTTCTGTTTTTCAAATTTCAAACTTCAGCAGGAGAAACTCACAATGGCTCGTAAGCCCATCAACCCGAACATCATTGATTGGAACACCGTCGAGAACACCCTCAACAACGGCAAGACGAACTTCAAGACCCTTGGCAAGTTGACTGGCGTTTCCGCGTCCACCATCCGTCGCCTGATGCTCTCGCGCTATGGAACCCGCATCACGCTCAAGCGCGGTCGTGCGGTCGGTGGCATCGTGTGGAACAACAACCCGATTCCGTCACCCGCACCCGTCGCTCCGCAGAACACGACGGAACAGGACGGCAACGGCAGCAACGAGAACACCAACTCCTGAAACACAGAGGGAAACACACAATGAGTTCTGAAACTTACAATGGTTGGTCGAACCACAGCACATGGAACATTTCGCTCTGGCTTTCGAACGACGAGAATCTTTACAAGACTTCCGTGAAGGCTGTTGACAGGCTCCATGCCCGTGGTAATCTTCCTACTGCGGCATGGGCAAAGGCGTTCGTCAGCATCGCGTTCGATGACCACTACCGCAAGCAAGAGACTCCCGATGGAGTCAAGGTCGATGACCCGACGATCAACTGGCAGCAGATTGCCGACATGCTTCGCGAACTTGCAACCGTCACCTCCTGAAACTGAGAAAGAGAGAAACACACAATGAGCAACGACGAAGATACTTTCTACCGCGACCACCTCGACCGCACCCTCATTGCGCTTGAGGAGGACTACGACGATGACGAGAGCGAGTGGGACGAGGAGGAGGACGAAGACGAGGACGGCGAAGACTTCGAAGACGATGACGAGTTCGATGACGATGATGACTTCGAAGACGAGGAAGAGGAGAACGAGTGGGAAGACCTCGACTGCGAGGAAGAGGAAGACGAGTTCGAAGATGACGAAGAGGAAGAGTGGGAGGGCGAGGACGAAGATGAGTACTTTGACGATGACGAGTGAGTGAGTGCGTAGTCTGTCTTTCCGAGAACACGAAAACAAACAAAGGAAACTCGCAATGAGCAGCAACTCCACCGCAAAGACCGTTGCCGAAACTGCCATCCTCAAGTGCATGGAGAGCGAGGTGGGCAAGAAGATCATCGTCTCCAAGATCCTCGCGCTCAATGATGAGAATCGCCGTCTCAAGAACAAGTACAACGAGGCGCGAATCTCTGTGTTCTCTCTCAACGAGATTTCGAAGATCCTTTCGAAGATCATCGAAAACAACTACATCGTCTATCAGAATGCAAACATTCCGATGGATCCGAAGTCGAAGTCTCTCAACCTCCAACTCACCAACTTCATGAAGGAGAACTTCGGTGAGACGATGATGCTCCGTGTCGAGGGCATCCTCAACGACACCGATGGCGACGATCTCCTGCTTCGTGAACTGATCGGAAAGGAAGGTGCTGCGAATGGATAAGGTGAAGTTCCTTCTCGTCGCGGAGAATCTGATTTCGTACATCGTGACCACGCCCTTCGAACAGGTCTGCGATCTCGTCGCATGGCTTGAGGGCATTCGGGGGAATGCGTGTTTCTCAGAGGATCCGATTGCATGGCTTCCGCCTGGTTCCTTCGCGAACATCATCATCACGGAGGACGAGATCCTCGACCTCCCGAAGGATACGAGGACCGCGATCCTCAGCGAGTGCGACGAGATGCTGCGCGAATGCCACGGCACCCTCATGGTGGATGACAACGACTCCGTGTTCTATTGGGTGCGGGACAGCAAGAACATCGAAGAGTGGAAGTTGCCTTCGATGCTCGTCAAGGGCGCGTGAATGGACTGCTCCCGTAGCGTAGAGGATAGCGCGGGTCTTTCCTAAAGACCAGGTCATAGGTTCGAATCCTATCGGGAGCGTTTGAGAAAACTCACAGAAGGAAACACACAATGGTTCTGAATCTTTTCGTGTGCTTTCTTGGTTTCGTCTTGGGGCTTGACATGGATTTCGCCCCGAGGTAAGATGGTCGTACAGGAGGTTCGCAATGCCGAAGCGAGTCATCGACAGGTTCGACTTGGAAGCGGAGCGCGAAGGTACAGCGGTGACGAAGCACAACCGCACGATCTGCAAGCCGTTCGGAAACGGCAAGGGCATCATCAAGCAGCGCAAGATGCACGACGATGCAGAGGCGCGGATCGAACGCAAGACCGTGAAGTTCTCATTCGAAAGGATCGCATATGCGTGATTGCGAAGACTGCGGAAACGAGATCCCGAATGCCCGACTTGAGTTCCTGCCAGAGACGAAGCACTGCGTGAAGTGCAGCGACAAGCACACATTCAAGTACCATGCGAGAATCATCTACTCGCACAAGACCGCGGGTGAACTCTTCGTGGCACGGACATCGCGGGGAGCAGAGAGGCTTGAGCGCGAGTATGCGCGTGGTCGGTGAAACTCACAGAAGGAAACACACAATGACGAACAAGAATTCCATCTCCGATTCCCTCAACCGTCTGAACCTTGTCACCACCGATTACAATCGCGGCTTCACGATGACCTTCGCGAACCGCATCACCGTTTCCATCCGTTGGGGAAACCACAACTACTCCGATGGCAAGACCACCGCAGAGGTCGCGGCATGGGATGCCGATACGCATGAGTGGGTGCATGTCACGGGCTTCGACTACAACAGCGATAATGTCCTTGGGCATCTCACAACGAACGAGGTCGCGAAGTTCATCCATGCGGCATCGACCATGCCCTCCGCGATCCGCTCCAACGCCTGAGGAGAATCCAACAATGAGCAAGTACGATCTTCACGACCTCGCTCCTGCCGATTCGATTCATATCCTTGTCCGCGAGGAGGTGCTTGAGAATGGACAGTACTCTCGTCCGCGAAGCATGATGGTGTTCACGATCTACAATGACTATCATGGAACTCCGTACTGCGGAAAGGTCGTGCAGTACTGCGGACAAGAGCCTGGCGAACCGACCATGGTGTTCTCATGGTCATGCCTGACCGATGTGCAGGAGGAGAACAAGGACTTCATCGGGAACAAGTACTACGACATCGAAGTGTTGAGGAAACTCTGGAAGTCGATGGTTGCCCACGAAGGATTCAACGGAAAGAAGTATGAGGTTTCGAAGCAATGAAGGAAGTAAAGACACACACCCTGCTGCTAAACGATTCGCAAGGTCGCCCCAATCTCGTCTTCTCGTTTCAGGATTGGGGAGATCACTACCAGGTCCGAGTGGATGGAAACCAGATCTTCTTCGACCCCGTGACGGGATATCAGATATTCATCAAGGGCGAATACTCGTACTGCAAGTTCGTCTTTCGGCATTCGGGAGAAGTGCGAAAGATGCACATCGATGTGGCACGGGAGATCTACACTGCCCTGCTGGAGCAAGGCTTTGCGAAGACAGACTACAGCCCACACATTGAGATGGTGCAGGATGAGTTCTGTGCGCGAGACGATGCGAACTCCAGCCAAGGATACAACTATGCAATCAATGCCTGATGCCGAAATCACCAATCTTCAGAATCGGGTCAAGGACCTTGAGGAGCGGATCACGAACGCTTCGATCCTGCTTGTGGATTGGGACGGCTACTACAACCCAGAGACGCGAACGGGCAACACCGTGGAACTTGCGAAACTCGTAGAAGACGCATACAAGGTGTTGCAGGGCAGGAGTTGGAGACGGTTCACTAACTACGGAGGCGAACAGCCATGACAGAGATGATTCTCACAATCGGACTCGCAATCTGTTCATTCGGTGCGGGGTGGTACGCTGGAAAGATCCACATGATCGTGCAGGAGATCCGCAAGGACATGGACAACATGTTGAGGCGATAGATATCTGCAACATGCCCACAAAGACCGCTCTCTTCATCTCAGACCTCCACCTCGCATCGAACAAGTGCAAAGCCGCAAGACTGAAGGAGTTCCTCAAGGAGGACGAATCGAACAATGTCTTCCTTGTGGGCGACATCCTCGACATCTGGCGATTCCAACAGGCATTTCGAATGGATGCAAAGACACAGACAGACCATGTCGATTGCATACGGAAGTTGCTGAAGAAGGGGAAGTCTGGTGAAGTCCACTACATCTGGGGAAACCATGACGAGTTCATGCATCGGTTCTCAGAGTCGAGGTCGTTCGGTGGAATCCATCTGCATGAGCGGTGCGACTACACGGCATCAGACGGTCGCCGCTACCTTGTCCTGCACGGACACCAGTTCGATCTGGTGTGCAAGTACAAGATCGGGACATTCGTCTCCAAGATCGGGGACATCGGGTATGAACTCCTGATAGAGGTGAACGACTGGTACAATTGGGTGAGGCGGAAACTTGGATTTCGATACTGGTCATTGTCAAAGTTCATAAAGGTCAAGTTCAAGAAGGCAACGATGTTCATAGGAAGTTTCGAAAGGCATCTTGCCGAGTACGCAGAGAAGCATGGGTACGATGGAGTGATCTGCGGACACATCCATGAGCCAGCGGACAAGATGATCGGAAAGATCCACTACATGAACTGCGGGTGTTGGACGGATGAGGAGAACCTCACATACATTCGTGACATCGGAAGGGGATTGGAACTATGCAAACACCGACAAGATGGCAACTGCTGAAGTGGAAGACCGAGGATGCGCTTCTGTACATTCCGATGTACACGATGCTCCTAGCCTCAGTCGTTGTGGTGAATGTGGCTCTGTTCGTCTATGATGCGGTGGAGTACCTGTTTGGAAAGGTAGCCGCACTCCGCAGAGGCAAGTAGGAACAGGAATGGGAACTTTGGGAAATCGGTTTGGTGAGAAAAAATTGCCAAGCCGATTTTGCATTTTCAACATAGGGCAAAATAAAAGTGGGGGGAGGGGGTAGGGGGGTGTCTGAGTGAATGCGATAGGAAGAGATGGGGAGTTTGGGAAATGTCTGGGAGTGGGAAATGGGGAAGACGGCAATGCCAAATTCCAGACCCGCCGTCAAGCCCGAAAACACTGTTCCCAGCAAGATTTCCAAAGATTCTTGCCCCGTCCCGCGTCCGAATAATGCCCCCGAATCAGCCCGATTTCAGCCATTCTGCGTAAGTCCTGATATTCCCAAGACTTACAATCTTGCCCGTATTTCATTCCCTACGCTCAAGTGGGTTGTCCTAAGTGCCGATGTAATGTATACTTACAGCATATGGCTACTACCATGAACACCGCAAACACCGCTCGCAATTCCATCATGGCGCGTCTGCTCGCGTCGGAGAACCTCACCGTCGAACACTCGCATGAGTGCGAGACTGCCTACTTCGAACTCGACTCGCGTCGGCTTGTTCTGCCGCAGTGGGACAACAAGGACCAGAGCGTCTATGACTTCCTTGTCGGCCATGAGGTCGGCCATGCCAAGTACACTCCTGCCGATGCGTGGAAGGAAGCCAGCATCCGCATCGGCGGCACCAAGAATGCCATGGTCGCGAAGGACTACATCAATGTGATCGAAGACGCTCGCATTGAGCGCATGATCAAGCGCGAGTTTCCTGGTCTTCGCCGCGACTTCATCAACGGCTACCAGGCCCTCAGCACCATGGATGCCTTCAACCTCAAGGGTCGCGACCTCGCTTCCCTCTCGACCATCGACCGCCTGAACATCCACTTCAAGATGGGCATCCACCTTGGCGTTCAGGTTCCCTTCAGCGCGGAGGAGATGAAGTTCGTGGACGCGATCAACGCGGCGCGTACCTTCGATGATGTCACCGCCATCGCTGCCGAGGTCTACGAGTTCGCGAAGAACCAGAAGCGCGAGCGCGAGGAGGAGCAGGGCGAGGGAAGCCGCACCAACCAGACCAAGAGCGACGGCAAGCAGCAGAGCGGTTCGGCTTCGTCCGAGCAGGACGGCGACAACGGCGAGGAGAAGCGCGAAGGTGCTGCTTCCCGCGAGGACGGCAACGACAAGACCGATTCGTCCGAGACTCGCGAAGCGGGTGCCGAGGACAAGAGCGAGCGTAGCGACGAGCAGGGCAACGGCGAGCGCGAGGATTCGTCCAGTGGCAACGACGGCGACGAATCGGCTCAGGACGATGGCTCGACTGCCGAAGCCTCAGACGAGACCGATGGCGGCAAGGAAGAGGTCGAGGCGCAGCAGTACGCTCCCGATGCGGCTTCGACCGTTGGCGAGATGGAGAAGGCCATGAAGAAGTTCGTCAACAACCAGGTTGTCGAACACGCCATCCGCGTCCCGCAGATCGACACTTCGAAGATCGTCGTGAGCAGCGACGAGTTCATCGACCTGATGAACCAGAGCGTTCCGTCGAAGTACCACAAGATCACGGGCAGCGTGTCGGAACACCTCGACAAGGCGGCAGCGGAAGCCTTCAAGGAACTCGTCGCGGAGAACCGTCGTGCGGTCGACCAGATGTGCCGTCGCTTCGAAGTGCGTCGTGCGGCTCGCAACTACGCTCGCGAGTCGAGCGCGAAGACGGGTCGCATCTCCTGCCGCAACCTTGCCAAGTACAAGTTCAGCGAGGACATCTTTGAGCGCATGACCATCAAGCGCGACGAGAAGAACCACGGCATCGTGATCCTCCTCGACTGGTCGGGTTCGATGAGCGTCATGCTCAACGACACCGTGAGCCAACTCGCGGCTCTCCTGATGTTCTGCCGTCGCGTCGGAATCCCTGCCGAGGTCTACTTCTTCAACAGCATGTACAGCAAGTTCGCGGATGACCTCTTCGCGAAGAACAACAAGCATTTCCCTGCGGATCAGGACGGCAAGAAGCCGACCCGCGCCGACGCGCTTCGCTACGGTGGATCGTCCCGCGTGAATTGGTGTGCGCTTGACGAGCGTCGCCTCTTCACCGAGCATGTCTGCAACCTCCCCGCTGGCACCGTTGCGAAGGGATACACGGCAACCTTTGAGGCGTTCAGCCTTGTTCAGGTCTACAACCAGAACATGGACAACAAGAAGTTCGCGCGGGTGATGGGTCGCCTCTCGCTCCTCGCCAAGATGGTCAGCGGTCGCTACTCTCAGGTCGAGTGCGTTGACTCGCTGATGCTTGGCACGACCCCGCTTGACGAGTCGATCCTTGCCATGCGTGACATCGTCAACAACTTCCGAAAGTCCAGCAACACCAAGGTGACCTTCATCACCCTCACCGATGGCGAAGGCATGAGCGTCATCAACCGCGTCAACACTCCTGAGGATCTCAGCAAGAGCAAGAACACCGGTGGTCACTACCGCCATGTCTCCAAGGTGATGATCGATGCCGCCAACGGTCGCCGTCATACGGGTCACGGCAACACCGCGGTGGTCAACATGTTCAAGGATGCCACGGGATGCGATGTGGTCGGCATCATGATGATGCAGAGCCTCTCGTACTGCTCGACCTTTGATCGTCTCGCGACTGCCGACAAGGACGATTACACCACCCGCTTGGAGAAGACGAAGGTCCTCCGTGAGAAGTTCGATGCCGAGAAGTTCGTCGCGATCAACAACCCGAATTCGGGATACGCTTCCTACTTCTTCGTCCAGGTGCAGGATCGCCGTCGCGCCGAGGAGATCGCGAAGAACGAGGATGCGAAGTTTGAGAAGTTGAAGAACAGGAAGGTCGCTGCGACCCGTGCCTTCATCGCTGCCATGAAGCGCGACGAGACGAACCGCATGTTCATCAACCGCCTCATGGACATCGTCGCCTGAACCAAAGGAGGAAACCCACAATGACCATCGCAACCCACCTCACCGAAGACGAACAGGCAATCGAATCCCACTGGCTCACCAAGGGGGATCAGGGGCTGCTCTTCCTGATCATCGAAAACAAGGATTACGAAACCCCTCTCATCATGATGGCCGCGTATACGAAGTACGAAGATGGCTATTCATACGATGGGCCGAAGCAAGTCCGACTTCTAGGAAACCGCATGGTGACCACTGGTCTAAGCACCAGATGGAATCTGGAACAGGCAAGGGTGATGTGGCGACTCTTCCTTTCGGATGGATGGAAGTACGAAGAGGAATGGGCAAAGATTCCTAGATAGAACTAGGAGGGGAAATGAGATGAGGAATACGCCATGATTCGTACACTCAGCAACTCAAGCCCCGAAGCGAAGAACTTCCTAAAGTTCATTCGTCACGACCTCCAAACTCATAGAGTGCATCTCAAGTTCTCCAAGGGTAGATCCGTCAGGTTCAACAATGTACACTCCGCAGCGGGGTACTTCGAAGAACCGAGAGGATCCCAATGGGGCATCATCAGAGTAGGAACGGGTAATAGAAAACCCATCAATGTTCTGACGAATCTCATACATGAGTATTGCCATTTCCTTCAATGGAAGAACGGGGATTCGATTTGGAAGAAACTCCATGACGGCGAATCCATCGAAGGGGAATCCTATGTCACCCTAGAGGAACACACCGAACGGGATTCCCTCAGACTCATACGAGAGTGGCACCTACCCGTCAATCATTCTGCCATTCGTAAAAGATCCCGTGCATACATCGCATACCTCCGTCAGGAATCGAAATAGATACCTGACAGGAGGATTTTTTCATCATGCCAACCTATGACTACCGATGTTCCCGTTGCGATCACTCATTCGAACTTTTCCAATCCATTTCGAATCGTGATACCCCATGCTCCCATCCATGTCCCCATTGTGGTGTCTCTGAATCCATTCAAAGGGATTGGATCGGATCACCCGCAGCAGCAGTGGATATGAACCTGACCCCCGGTGCAGATTTCAAAGAGGTCATGAAGAAGGTCTCCAAGGGCGTTCCCAAACGATTCAGAGAGAACCTCGACCAAGCCGCATCTCGTCGTGGCACCGTATGGGGTAATGGCTGATTTCACGGTCAACCCATATTTTTTCTACATATAAAGGTATTTGTAAACCTATAAACCCACATCAACTACCTAAACTTTCATAAGGAGATGGAAAAATGAGATACTCAGAAGCACGACAGATCTTGGCAGAGGCAGCACTTCTTGAACTTGGTCTATTGGATGAAGACTATACCACACCAGGACGAGATTTAGAGAACCGCAGGGCAATCAACACCGCATTTGCAAGGCGTCAGAACGCTGATCGCGAATTGATGCGAGACGATAGGGAGCGAGCATCACCCAACCTCATTGGCAAGGGTGGCAAGAAGGTGAAGTTGCGAAAGGGTGTGGCATACAGGAACATCAATGTTGCTGGTCAAGAGACGAAAAGGGTTCTCAAACCAAAGAACTAAGAAAAGAAGAAACTCACCGTTCCATTTGGTGGGAACATCAAATGGAACTTTCACTTTCAACACTTTAAGGGAACTAGGACAATGAGATACACAGAAGCACGAAAGATCTTGGCAGAGGCAGCACTTCGTGAACTTGGTCTATTGAACGAAGAACCCGTCCTTGACTACGGGGATTCTAAGCATTATCCAGAGTCTGCTCATGGAACCAAGCGCATGGGCAAGGTCGGTCCATACGAGATACGACACCGAGGGGCCAAGAGTGGTTATGGAATAGTCCACATCATGCACAATGGCGAATCGGTTGGTCATGTTCCATACAACAAGCACAAGAAGCAAATCATCCCGCGTGGTCCTTCCTTGCATCCAAGCCACAGGGGAAAGAAGGCATTGGTGCGAGGGCTGATGGCAAAGACATACATGATGTTGGCAGACAAGACGGGACACACGATAAGAAGCGATGACGCACAGACAAAGGGTGGTCGCCACATCTGGCGGCAACTCGCGGCAAAGAAGAGGGTGAAGTTTGCAGAGGAGCAATGGGGCAAGAAGCCCAAGATGCAGCAATACGATCCCGAACAGCATGAGAAACTGGCATATGGTCGAAGGACAGGATACAAGCACCACCTGTACTTGCACCCAAGGAAAACAACAGCAAAGGCATAGAGACATGAGCAACCAATTCCTAAACCACCTAAACTCAATCACACCTCAGGGTAGAGCCAAGGATACATCCATCTTTGTTCCCGCGAAGGACATCAGCGAAGCCGTTCCCGATGTCGGACAGAACCTCAAGGGGATGCCAAGGAAGGCAGCAAGAAAACTTGCACATGCATCCCGCAACTGGAGAGAGGGTAGCGGAAGCCTCAAGGACTATGAAGCCGCAAGGGAGCGTTGGGGCAAGAAGATGAGCAGCAATGCCAAGCGGTATGGAAAGAAACTCGACCGCGCACTTGGAGACTTCTCCGCAAGGACAGGCATTCCACTCAAGGAAGCAGTCTCGACCAATGATCCAAATCGTGGTCGTTCGGGGAGAGCAAAGCCCATACTTCCACCAGGACAGGATCCATACGACAAGTACACCAAGGGTGAGATCAAGAGTTTCTCTGGCAAACTACAGAAGAGACTTCGTGGCTTGAGTCCAGAGGGCAGACAAAGGTACTATCGCGAGGTTGGAATGCGTTCCCGTGCCGCATCACGCGCTGGCAAGACTGGGCGTTTGTTTCCAATGACGGAAGCCCCCAAGTATGCACAGTATGCCATTCCCGCAGTTCCTGAACTTCTCATGCTCACCTATAGCAACAAGCACAAGCGAGATGCTGATGGGTTGAAGAAGTTCGTCGGTAAGGGTAGGAAGAATCCAATACCAGTATATGAAGGTGCAGTGAAGGCATCCATGGAAGATTGGTTGTATGATCTTCCAAAGGGTGCAATCCGTGAACTCAAGGCAAAGCACGGCAAGATACTTGCCCGTACTGGTGGACATGCTAAGGGAATCGGGGGAATCGGGGCGAAGAATTCAGCGAAACTTCATCAAAGCATTCAGGGTATTCTTCAAAAGCATAATGTTCCTAAACTGATGGGTTCACATGCGGAAGGTTCCAATGCCATTCAGATGTCTTTCCACACATACCACGGCAATCTTCATGAGCAGAAGGAAGTCGATGATGAGGGTGGAATGGCAATGGGTGAACTCAAGTCCATCATTGCAAATGCCAACGACATCATGTCGATGCTCAAGTCTGATTCCCAACTTGAGGGATGGGTTCAGTCCAAGATCACGAAATCAGCAGATTACATTTCTTCGGTGAAAGACTACCTTTCCAATACTCCAAATTCGATATCCGAAGAAGAGGAAAAGGAAGAGGAAAAGAGAGAATCGACCAAGAGCATGATTGCCCGTTTGGTTGCCCGTCGCCACAAGAGGATTGGCATGGCAGTTCCAAAGAATGTCCTTCGTGACATTGAGAAGGAACACAAGAACGAGAAGGACGATTACGAGGACGATTGAACATGAAGTCATTCAGTCAGTTTCTCACTGAAGCATCTTCCAATGAAAGATATGTGAAGATCAAGCAATCTGGTCATGGTGCGAACATTCGCAAGATCAATGACACCACATCCATGTTCTCGCATCGTGGCATCGTCGGTCATGTGGTCAAGGGATGGAGTCGCATGGGTGGTTGGGGATATCAGGCAGGGAACATTCGTGTGAATGGTAAGGACATTGGTCTAAATACCATACATGGAACTCATAAGACGATGAATGATGCCATTCATAATGCATATATGCATACTGCACACCACATGGCAAAGGGAAATAAATGAAGACCTATCGCCAACTACTTGAGGACATACAACTAGAACCAAATATTAGTAGATTAAACCGCAAAGACTGGAAAGGTATTCATGATGAGTTCCATTCGGATATTGAAGCCGCGCGAAGCCTTCCTTCGCTTCGTATGCATAAACTTGGTAAGATTCATAAAGAATATTCTATCCATCGAAACCACAATGGTAATGACTTCTTCATAACCCACGATAAAAGCAAGAAAGTGGTTGGACACATAGAAAATGATCATGTGAGTGATAATCCGGAAACGAGTAAGCACTTGCGGGTAGGATTTCTAGCCATCCACCCGCATCATTCGAAGAAGAAGATAGGGCATTCGCTTGCCGTGGCAGCATACAAGCATCTTCATGGAAAGCACGGCTATACCATTCATAGCGGCATTCAACAGAGTATGGGTGGTGCATCAGTATGGCAGCACCTGATGAAGGATCCCAAGACCAAGAAGCATGTCCGTGCGGTCGTTAGTAGAAAAGGGGATGGAGACATAAAGGACATCGGACAGGCATCCAAGATGAATCCCGCTGACATATGGACTTCTGGTAGTGGGGGAGTCAGACGCAAGGCAGCATCCAAGGGAATCCGAATGCACGATTATTCGTCGCCCAAGGCAACCAGGGCATTTGGAACTCAACTCATACTCAAGGCAAAGAAGAAATGAAGTCATTCAATCGTTTCATCGCAGAGGCAAACGAGCAGACGATTCAAAACTTCGTTGACTTTGCCGCACAGGAACTTGGTCTTGCAAACACACCGAATGTTCGTTTGGTTCAGGTGCGTGAGAATGGCATGACCACGGCATCGTATTGTCCAGCAGACAAGAGCATTCGTGTTGTGAGTGGCAACAGAGCCACATTCGACATCTGCCGTTCCATTGCACACGAACTCGTCCATCAGATGCAGGATGAATGTGGTGATGAACTCGACGGAGACACGGGATCACCATGCGAGGACGAAGCCAATGCACTCGCTGGTCGTCTTATTCGGTTGTATGGCGGAAGCAACGAAGGCTTCTACGAGGAATAATACATGAAGACTTACAGGGAGTTCATAGTCGAGGCAACGGCAGTCAGGATGATTGCCCGTGCATATCCAAAGCACTTCATTCATGATGGACATGGAAACGAACTCAATGAGAACTGGTCGTATGCACATGACTTCCATGAGATGCCTAACTCAGAAAAGCAGAAGTATGTCTACCATGCGACCACAGCCGCAAGAGCCGCGAAGATCGTCAAGGGTGGACTCAAGCCACGAAGTCCAAAGGGACGCACCAACTACCCAAGCCAGAAGGAACACACGCAGGGACACGCATTCGTGACCAACCATCATGGCGTAGGGTATTGGGTGGATCAGACAGCCCATGCAGTCAATCGCCGCAAGCATGAGGTTGGTGAGCGCGACTACGAAAACATTCATGTTGTGAAGTTCCCAATCGCAAATCTCAGCAAGTCCGCACGAAGAAAGTTCAAGTCTGACGATCTTGGAACCAAGGACTCGCGAAAGCACAGCGACTATGCCCGTGATCCGATCATAGATCCCTCGACGCATGAAGCACCATCCGCATTCAAGGTTCGAAAGAAGATTCAAGAAGCATACGGTAGCAAAGCCAAGGATGGGTGGATTCATAGCCGTGGACTAGGTCATCGCAGATGGGTGAAGGGAAATCATTCCATTGAAAAGCAAGGCAAACGAGGTTGGACAGTCTATGATTGGCAGAGAAGCAAGGAACTTCATGTTGCCAAGACTGCCAAGGAAGCAAAAGCATGGTCAAATGCAAACCGATCAAGTCATTCAAAGATGGAACCAATCGAAATCAAACCGTGGACGGTTTGATAGGTGGATTCGATACTGCCGAATGGTGGTATATGTCGGAACACGAAGAAGACTAACCCAGTCAGACGCACAGGTGGGGGACACGATCCCCCACCTTGTTTTTTCTAAATATCATTATGAAAACAATACACATAGTTCCCATTGATGAAGCAAGCAAGCCCAAGCCATCTGGCAAGGCATTCCTCCTTCCTGGCTCCTACAGCCCATACACCGTTGGACACCATGAGATGGCAAGGCAAGCCGCTGCACATGCTGCCTCGACGGGTCATACGCACTTCTACCATGGCATCGGTGCCGCATCGAAGCAATCGGCAGATGATCCGTTGACGCATGGACAAAAGCGTTCCGTCATTCGTTCTGGTCACAGGAACATTGCCAAGGAACACAAGGGAATGCAGTTTCGCACAACCGAAAAGGAACATGTGAGTCCATTCCATCAACTGGCGCATCTCGCAAGACAGGGACACAAGCACATCACCATCGGTCTTGGATCGGATCAGATGAAAAAAGGTGGTGTCAAGACCGCAATAGAGGGGCATGTGAAGAAGTACGGTGGAATATTGGACAAGGATGGCAAGGTTCACAAGGCAACGGTGAGTTTCCATCAGATGGGTGCAGAGAGGCATGAAGGAGATATGCGAAGGCACGAAGTCCTTGCAAGGCTTCGCAAGGGAGACATGAGCGTGGCAAAGGCAGGAAGGCTTCGCAAGGCAGTTGCATCTGGCGACACAGAACTCGCCCATGAACTCATGCCAAAGCACATCAACAAGCCGAAGTACTTTAGCCTGATACAGAAGCAACAGGCACGGGTAGCAAAGCCAAAGAAGAAGGCACTCGTCAAGGAAGGATACATGTCGTTCCTTGATTTCATTGGGGAGGACATTGAGATTGCAAATGTCCTTGAAAAGCCGAGAGGTGGATTGCTCAGTGCAAGAAACTTCGCAAAGACCGTGGAGAGAACAGGCAATCCCACGAAGAGATCGGGAAGAGTAGCCAAGGGATACACACTCCATACAAGCACACACAAGGACGATCCAAAGGTTCAGACTCACTACATCGTCCATGATCAGACTGGTCATGTCGCGGGTGAGGTGTCCACGGTGTCCCATGGAGACGAGCATCAAGTCATTCATACGGAAGTTCATGGATTGCACACAAGAAAGAAAATCGGTAAGTCCCTTGCGGCACTCGCATACAAGCACATTGCCAAGAAGAAGGGAAACCTTTGGAGCAGTGGATTGCAAAGCCCTGGTGGCGCATCCGTGTGGAACAGGCTCCGCAAGGATCCAAAGATGAAGGGTAGAGTCTTCCACCACACCGCGAAGGGGGAAGTTCCCGCACATGATGTTCCCGAAAAGCGCATATGGGCAAGCGATACATTGCCACACGAACCGAAAGTCGCAAAGAGCAAGGGAACTCCATCATTTTTACCCACGACCAGAGAAAGTGATCCTGAACATAGGCGGGTTCTTGGTTCACGGCTCGTCATCCGACCTTTGCGGAAATCATAAATAATAGAAGCGTTCTAAAATAGGCAAATAAGGAAGAAGCATGAACTCACCAAATCTACAGCAGAGGCTCTATCTCGCCAAGGCACTCAACGAGAATACCGATACACTTTTCGATCATCCTGAGATGAACGAGGCTCGTCGTAGAGGAGTGCCTTTCTCCAAGACAGAAGCACAACTTAGAAGAGAAAACATGGCTGCTGGAAAGGCTTGGCTTGCAAAGAAGGGCAAAAAGGCTCCTTTAGACAAGAACGCCGAAAAGAAGCAGGAAGAGACGAACGAAGAGTCCATCTCTGAAGGCGTGAAGAGAATGCGTAGGCTTCGCCGCGCACATGTGAGTGGAAAGGCTTCTCGCGAAACCGCCGATGCATATGACAAGGAACTTTCCAAGTTGTCTGCAAGCCGTCTTCGTCGTGGTGGAGCAAGAAAGCAGACAATTCGTGGCTTCTTCACCGACAAGCCCACCACACCAGCAGCAGACAAGGCATATGAAAGATTCAGCAAGGGTGCCATGGATAAGGCAAATGCCAAGGGCAAGAAGATCTTCGAAGATGTGGATCTTGATGAGGGTTCCTATGTCCACTCAAAGGGTGAACTCAAGAAGGCAATCAAGGGATCGAAACGCGAGATCGTCAAGGCAGTAAAGAAGGGCGACAAGGAAGAAGCAAAGTTCTGGATGCAGAACAAGAAGGATGCAGAGGAGCAACTCAAGGAAGCAACTCGCTCCAAGTATCTCAAGGTATATGGCAAGCACAAGGTCGGCTCTGATGAGAGCAAAGCATTGAACTTGGCAAGACTCAAGCGGGAGGTGGCTATGCTTCAGCGCGGTGGTGCCGATGCAGAGACGATGAAGAAAGCCGCTGCTGCCCAAGGGCGATTCAATCGCAATGAGCCGCGCGATCCAACATATAATCCACATGATGCTTCAATGGCAACATATCGCTTTGCAAGAAAGGCAACGAGAAGCAGGGAGGATGGCAAGAAGTCTCCTCGTAAAGTCAATGAAGCAACTCGCTCCAAGGTAGGAAAAGCCTATCGTAAGTTTGGACACGGACCAGAATACGATCTAGCAGACTTGAAAAGAAAAGTCGCTACCCTTCGCCGTGGTGGTGCTTCCAATGAAATACTCAAAAGTTACCCTGCGATCCATGCGCGAGGCGGTTATCACGACAAGGCAGAGATCACGACTGCAAGACAGAATTTCATGGCTCGCGGAATGCGAAAGCGAGATCAAGGCATAAAGTCTCCACGAAACTAAGAAAGAACCAACATGAACAATCAGTTCCTACAACACCTCAACTCCATCACTCCACAGGGCAGGGCAAAGGATACAAACATCTTTGTTCCCGCCGAGGACATTCAGGAAGTAAGAAAGCCAAACGAAAAGGATGCAAAGAAGTTGCTTCGCAAGTTGAAGAAGGCTGGCCGTGCCGTGAAGCGCGTGGTTGGCGGCGTCGTGAACACACTTGGCACTCCACAAGACAACACCGATTACATGATCACAGGTAGAAAGTTCTAAAAGGAAATACAAATGCGTACAAGAGATATCAAGGCACTCAACGAGACAATCGCATCTGTGGTCGATCCAGTGGATGCTGACCGCGCAAAGGCTCTCCAAGAGGGCTACCTCAACTCCCTCACAGAGAAGGCTCGTCAGATCTGCGAGGAGACAATCGAAGAGAAGGCAGCACCTGGCATGGAGGATTGGGCATCCGATCCCAAGGTCAAGGCATCCTTCAAGAAGCAATACGGCAAGAGGTGGAAGGAAGTCATGTATGCACGATCCTGGAACCTTGCCAAGAAGGAGAAGGAGTTGGGTGTGAATGAGGAAGTTGAAGAACTGGACGAGTTGAACAAGAAGACTCTTGGTTCCTACATCAACAAGTCAATGAAAGATTATGGTGAGTTGTCTGCTTACAACCAGATGGTGGGATCGGGCCTTTCAGATGAAGCAGAACGAAAGATGAAAAATAGAAAGCGCGGAGTCAAGCGTGCTACCGCTATTCTAACCAAAGAAGATGTTGGGCTTGCAGAGGGAGTCAGTGCAAAGCGTATGCGAATCATTCGCAAGCACAATGTTTCAGGGAAGCCCATCAAAGGCGAAGTCGCAGACTTCATGCAGCGTTCCTTCAAGAAGAAGTTCTACAAGGACAAGGAAAAGTTTGGTGGAGCAACATCGGCAGTTCTTGGAAGAGCCGCACTCAAGCACTCTGCTATGAAGGCAAAGGGTCTTGCTGAAGCCGAGCAGTTGGATGAGGCTGGCTACAAGAAGTTGATGCGCCTCAGAGGTAAGGCATATGACACAGGAAATCCAAAGGTCGCAAGAGCAGCAGCGGAACTCCAATCCAAGGTTGCTGCAAGAATGGCAATGAAGGGTGGAGCATCTGCCGAGGCAGTCAAGGGTGGCGGAAGTCTCATAGGCAAGAGTGGAAAGTACACTCAGAAGGCAGGAAACCTTGCCAATCAGCGCAGCAAAGCCATCGCATCATTCCGCAACCTGAATATCGATAGGGGAGTGGCAAGAGACACAGGTTCTGGTTCGGTCGAGGCAATGGCAAATCGCTTGCAGGGCAAGAAGCCAAAGATGACAAAGAGCCAGATTTCCAAGAAGCGCGAGGCTCAGGCAGCAATGCGTGATTTCAGAAACCGCGCTCGTAGCGGCGACTTCGGACAGAACAACCAAGAGGGTATGCGTCCACTCTATAACTATCTAAAGAGAACTGGTAAACTCAAGACCAAGTAAAAGGGGACTATATCATGGCAAAAGTGAAGACACCAGCAAGACCAAGAATCCGTGACCTCAAGCATCAGATCTTCGTGAAGAGTCTGAACCGAAAGAAGAACCTTGAGGGTTGCAATTCAAGAAATGCTAAATATTCAAACAAGTGTTGATATTCTAGAACCTATCAGCACATTCATAAAGTTTCGAAACTACGAAAGGTAAGAACATGGCAATCAACCGCGACGGCTACGCATCACTAATCGAATCTGTCCAAGAGGCAGTTTCCACATCAACAGCAGGAACCGCAACAGATGGTTCTGGCACATCTGGAATTCAATGGGGACATTCATCAATCGGTGGTGCAATGAATGCCATGCAGTTGGCTCAATGGCTTGCATCTCAGATGGGTGGTGGAAAGCCAAGTCCAAACGCATTCACTACTGCTGCCAAGAGCGGTGGTCGCGGCAACTTTGCCTCATCCAACAGAACAAGCGTCAAGGGTGGCAAGGGATCGTCTTCTGCTAAGGCATCTGTCGGAACAGCAGCCAAGAGGGGTGCGATCACAGAAGCCGACATTGAGGAAGCGTTGGCAATCCTCGACGAAGCATCATGGAATACAGGTGAGTTCTCTGGCATGAAGAGTGGATATGACATAGCAAAGGCATTGAATGCTGGAAAGACATTCAGTGGAAGCAACACCCTTGGAAAGGGTCCAAAGGGTGGTCGCAAGACAAACCTAGGCTCTGGTCGTCCAACTGGCTCCAGTGCAACCTATGGAACCACAGGAACCAATGCAACTCGTCAAGAGGTTGCAGAGGCTGGTGCTGAGTATTGGAATCAAGGTAGATTCTCTGGCATGAAGAGTGGATACGACCTAGCAAGAGCATTGGGCAGCGGAACATTTGGTTCTGGTGGTACTACAACCTCAAAGGCTCCAAAGAGTCGCAAGACAAACCTAGGCTCTGGTCGTCCAACTGGCTCCAGCGCAACCTATGGAACCACAGGAACCAGTGCAACTCGTCAAGAGGTTGCAGAGGAAGAGGATTTTGACATCCTCGACGCGATCCTCGCAGAGGGAATCGAACTATATGGCGAAGAAGGTCTTGCAGAGATCCTTGCTGATTTCGCAGAGACTGGCGAGGTTTCAGACGAACTCGCACTTCTTCTCAGCGACGAATAAACCTTAGGCTACAAGGTGGTATGCACACGAAGGAGAGGGAAACCTCTCCTTTGTTGTTTCATAAATAAATCGGAGGATTCATCTGAGATGGCCGATTCTTTAACATCAAGCATCACTCGCGTTCTTTTGGAAAGCAATGACCCCGATCTATCGGGGAAGTATACATTGTTCACTCTTTATTCAGACAACACTTCTGTATTGCACATCTTTGAGGATAGGGAAACCTTTGAAGCCATGAAATACAAGTTTACATCAAACGACGGCATCAAGCGTCTTGGCGCATCGAAACTACCAGAGAACACGACTTTCAAGAAACTTTCAGAATCAATAGAGCGCAAGTTCAATGTGCCGAAGGAAACAATCTCAGTTCGGACACACGAACCAGCACGACGAGAGGAACCACAGCACAGACAGGTTGTGAATGAAATGCCAAGGGCTTCGAAGCCACAGCAGAAGACACCCAAGGCTGGCTCTGTTCTGGAGGGTGTCCTGAACGGCAGAGAAAGATTCAGAAACCAACCAATGCAGGGGATGCCCACGACACAGCCAGAGAGGACGGAGCCTACAATCAACTCCTTCCGCCCCGCAACGAATCAAAAGATCGACCTATCAAAACTCAACAATGGCGACAGGCCAATGCTAGGATAAGACACATGGCTGAAAAGAAAGAAACAAGCAAGGACGAGAAGGACAGCAACGAGAAGAACTACCTTGTTCGGTACAGGTTGCCTGGTGAAAAGGGCAGAAGCCCACGCAAGGTCGTGATTCAGGCTTTGAACCAATCAGATGCCAAGAGGACGGCACTCGCGACCATACCAAGCGCAGAGATCGTCGGTGGTCCAAAGGAACTCAGCGAGGGCGTAATGGACTTCGCTGGGCGTGTCGGCAAGTTCATGTCTCGTTGCGCTGGAAAGATGTGCCTTGCATATGCAAAGACACCCGTGAATGCGCGTGTCGGTACTTTGTCTCAGATTCGCAAGTTGGCAACCAGAGAGATTGCCAAGGGAACAGGCGAGAGGCTTGTCCGTGCTGGTGGCGGTGTGCCAGAAAAGGTTCGTCTCACCATAAAGAACACATCTTCGAAGAAAAAATCAACCAGATCACCGCGCAAGAGGAAGTAAACTATGGCCAGTACAGCGGGTCTTGCCACATGGAAGAAGTACTTTGAGGGTAAGGGAGATGTTCCTGTAGTTCTGAAAAAGGCCACAACACTCAAGCCAGTTGGCAAACACACAGCGGTATCTCTCCGCGAAGGAGATACCGTGACCTTGAAATCCCTCAAGAACGAGAAGGAATATCTCTCCTACGCAGGGGGTAGGACGGGACCAAAGGTTGTTGCGTGGATTCCAGTCGAATACAAAAACAAAGAATATCTCTGCACCATAGAGAATATGTCAAAGCCATCCAAAACTGGCAGAATAGATCTGAAGTTGCAGACCAGCAACATGTTGAGCAAGGCAACAATCACCAAACTCGACATTTTTGGTGATAAGAATGTGGCGTGTGCTGTGTTCAACAAAACATCGGAACTTACCGAGTCTTGCAATGCTTATATCAGAACGAACAAGTTGTTGGACAAGAACAAGAACTTCAAGAAATCTCTAGAAAAATATTTCGACGGAGACAACCACACAAAGATTGAATGGATAGGTGCCATAGACGATGGAGAGATAGCAGAGTTCAAGTATCTTGGTGAAGTTTGCATTGGTATAATACTTCTTGAAAACAAAACAGCACAAGCCATATCTGGAGTAAATCCATTTGTAGGGAAAAAAGTCAAGAGAATGATCTACCCCTTGTCCGAATCCTTCAAAGGAGCGGATGCCATAGCAGAAACAAGAGATGGGGACATGATTCCATTGTCCTTGAAAGCGGGTACTGGTGCGGCAGCAAGTTTCTTTGGAAACCTGTATCCAATCGTGACAAAGAGTAAGAAATACAGACCAGACGGAAGCGTGATCAAAAAGATATGGGAAGCAGCCACCAACATAGGTGCAACTGAAAAAGATGCGAAGAAGATCATATACGAATATGGCATAAGAAACATCCTTGGCTTGGGAAAGTCCAAGATAGGCAACACATACAAAGTGTTCGAAGAGTTCAAGAAGTACGACAAGATGTCTCAGTATTCACCAGATGTCCGTGTTGTTTATTCGGCATTGGAGAAGAAGATGAAAGAACTCGGTGATGAGGTTGCCTTGGCCAGACTTGACGCATCCACAACCGTTTTCTTCTGCAAGAATATGGCAAATGAGTTCAATGCCGACCCAAAAAGCATAGATGCTGCGTTGACTGCACTGGGAGAAAAGAACTTCTATCAGATAAACTTGGATGTAAAATCAGTAAAATCGGGATCTTTGAAGTTTACTGCCACCAAAGTGCCTGGTGATATTGCATCGTTCAAGATGATAGGAACAAAATCCGCATACACGAATATCGATGCGTCTCAGGGAACATTGAACTACATCTTGTCCTAAATACTCTTGCATGGGACATGAACTCCACAGCATCGCGGGAATCGACTACTCTCTCTGTGGTCCTTGCATCTGCGTCTTCGAAGGCGGTGGAAGATTCTCCTTCGATGACTGCTGCTTCTATTTCCTCACCGATACCAAGAAGTATGCCAAGGTCTTCATGGGAAACATTCATGGAGAGTTGTTCTCCGAATGGGAAGAGGACATGGAGAGGTATCAGAGCATTGCTGATTGGGCAATAGACATTCTCAAGGATGTCAAGCAAGTCGCCCTAGAAGGCTATGCGTACTCGGCAACGGGCAAGGTGTTTCATATCGCTGAGAACACTGGCGTACTGAAGTACAAGTTGTTCCAAGAGAGCATACCCGTCACCATCATCCCACCCACAGAGGTGAAGAAGTTTGGTTGTGGCAAGGGAAACGGGGACAAAGCCGCCATGCATGAGGCATTCCTGAAGGAAACTGGCATAGACCTCAAGTCTATCATGACACCCGACAAGAGAGATGTTGCATCTCCAGTGTCAGATGTGATAGATGCCTACTACATCTGCAAGAAGATTCACAGCGAGATTCTTCTCTCCGCTATTTGACCAACTTTGAGCGGATTTCCTTGACGAGCCTCTGAGTGGATTGCTTCTGAACCTTCTTGGCAATACCATCGTCACCGAAGATCTTGATCTTTGCCTCTTCGGGAATCTCGGTCTTGATGTCCTCAAGCAACTTGACATTGTCTGCGACTGCTTCTTCCGTCTTCTTGTTCCTGAAGATGAAGTAGCCAACTGAAATCGCAGATGCGAGGAATCCGATTATGAATACCACAAGACCAACCGTGGCGATCTCCTGATAGTAGTATTGGTTTGCTGCTGCAAGACCAACGGAAACAAATCCCGCGCACAGGATGATTCCACCGATGACCCTGTGAAAGTATGCCACGATCATTCCTGCCACGATCATTGCAAACCCAACCATCCAGAAGATTCTCACAATCTTCTGAATCTCTGCGGTCGATGCTGCGACGAGATCGTCGTACTTCTTCTTCCAATCGCTGTTGGTGTTCTCAAGTTGCTCAATCTGCTCAAGAAGAGGCTGCACATTCTCGGCAGAAAGATCCTTCTGCACCATGTCAACTTCCTTCTGTATTGAGATGGAGGCATTCTCCACCTTGTTGCTCTCGACAACTATCTTGCTTGCCTCTTCGGCAACCACTGGATCTTCGGTCTTGTCCTTGATGACGGTGGCAGATTGAGTGATCGCGGCAGATGACTGCTGAATCTCCTGAGCAGTTGTCTTGACGATTTCGTTGGACTCGGTCACCTTCTTGACATCGTCATATACAATGGTTGCTACGGGAGTCGCTGGCTTCTCGACCTTTGGAGCCGATGTGCATTTTGCACCGATCATCATTATTCCCATCGAAAGGATCAGTGCGATTCTTTTCATTGTGCTGTTCATTCCCTCACCATCGACTTTCTTCGCTTCATGGATTTTGCTCTCTTGCGATTTGCTGCTGCCCTCTTCTTCTTGGACTTCCTCGCAGACTTCTTTGCTTGCCTTGAGCGACGAGCCTTCTCTGCTCCACCCATCTTTATGCAAGCCTTCCCGCCCTTCTTCGCGAGTTTCTGTCCCTCTGGACACTTGAAGACTATCTTCTTCTTTCCACCACGAATGACGATCTTGCGCTTTGCTCCCTCGGCAAGCATCTCAAGTTCCTCGGATGGAATGAGCGATAGCACCTGATCGACGCTGATGTCCTCGACACCATACACCACATAATGGGTTTCCATCAGCGATGTGTTTGCGATGTCAAGCGAGAGTTTCATGCCAACATCTTCGTTCGTCTGCTCTTGTCCCTTGCTGAACCTTGGATTTGCAAAGTTCCTTGCGGGGAATCCGCCTGGCCCTTCGCGCACCATCTTCACTTGAACTGCCTTCTTCCCCTTGCCCATCGTGGAGACGAGACCTTCGTGTTCCTCGCCACCATGGGTGCCGATGTCGAACTGATGTCCATGCTCCTTGAACTGATCAAGCATGTGGTGCTTTGCCTGATTTATGTGGTGATGTGCCTGGAACATGGCATGAAAGTGATGTGCATTGGAATCTATCTCGCCATGCAGGGCAGTGAGTGCCTTGGCACGACCCTTCTCGCTCTTGTTCGTCTTGTGTACGAACTTCTGCGCGTGTGCCTTGAGTCCTTCGACGCTTCTATCGCCAGTTGTTCGTGCTGCGGTGTTCGAATACTGCCTGACGATGCCGTGAAGTCTCTTGTTGCCAACCAACTTGCGGGAGAACTCATGTACCTCTGGTGTCAGGTGCTTATGTGCAGCGGCGAGATGCTTCTTGATAGCGGCATCTCTCTTTGCAGACAAGGATAGTTTGGTTGTCTTCCTGATGGCAAGATCGGGAGCATGAATGCCCTCTCCCTGCAACTGAGAAACATCTGGGTGGCTAGTGATCTTTTTCATGCCTTTGCTCCTGGCTTTGGAAGAGCATATTGCGAATGTGCTGCTAGTGTGAGTTTCTTTCCACTCTTGACCTTGTATGTGATTGTGTTTGGCTTTGCCGTGGTCTGATTCTCACCATCTGCCTCATGATGCACAAGGTCTGCCTGAAACGCATGACCTGGCTTGATGTTCATGGTCTTGACATGATGAAGGAGAGGGACAAGGTGCTTGACATAGTGTTCCTTGCCAGTTGCATGAACATCCTCTGGTGTCTTGAAGACATGCTCGACCTGTCCATGCTTTGACTTGACGAAATGGGTTCCATCATGCTCCTTGCCTACCACGACACTCATTCCACCATCGACCTTGAGAGAAGGTTCATGCCCCTTGGTGTGCTTTCCCTTGAACCTTTGATGCATGGCAGTCATGTGCCTGAGTGCCTCGCTTGGGTTTCCGTGATAGATCATGTCTCCTACATGCTCAAGGTGTCCAGTGAATGGCTTCGCCTTCTTTGCTGGCTTCGTTGGCTTCTTCTGCGTTGCTTCGAATATCGGTGCTTTCTTCTTCTTTCTTCGCCAGACTCCCTTGCCGAACTCCTTTTGGCTGTACTTTGGCGAAACAGGCTCGCCATTGGAGACCATTGCAATGCCAGGAGCAGATGCCGTGTTTGCAACTTCCTCGTCAAGCAGGATCTCAAGGATGTCCATCTTGTCCTGATCCTCAAGTGCCTCGGACATCAGCCTTCGGGCTTCCTCGCTCAGGTTTTGTCTCATGAAGTTCTGGTATGTCTGATTCATATTTTCCTCAGTTCCTGCAAAAGGGAATCTTCCATGGGTATTGTGGCAATGTCGGCCTCTGGTATTTCATGACGAAGCACATTCAGATAATACAGGAATGTCTTGAGCCTTGGATGAAACTTCTCCTCCATCCTGTGAAACAATATCCTGTTTCCAACCTCTATCCCAAACACATTCGTCATTATGATGAGATGGTTCAGTATCAGCCTGTTCCTCTGACCCATGTCTCCCTCATCGCGATTCATCAATCTCTTCAGATACTTGATCCTGTCTATATCCTCATAGAACTCCTCAAGCGAGGAGCATTGCGGATTGTCATAGTGTTCAAGTGCGAAGGTCAGAAAGTCTTCATCACGAATACGGTTGTCCGACATTAGAAACTCAGTCGTGGTTCTTCTTGTCTGTTGTCATGTAGAGTTCCGCATCGATCATGTATAGTCCACCAGGAACCAAGGAAGTGCGGATCTTCAACTTTCCATGCATACGGGAACGGAGGAAGATCTCGTCATCGATGTATGGAGATCCTGAAATTGGATGGTCGCTCTCGCGCCTTCCGTACTGATAGACATTGAATGTGCCGTTTGTGGCATCCTTGACACCGAAATTCATATCACCATCGTCCACATGAAGACCAATTGTCTGCAACTGAAGGAATAGGCGGTTCAATCGATCCATTGGATCAAGGTGCTGACCCGTGAGGAATCTCTTGATGAATGCATTGATGGTTTGCATGTTCTCTGGCTTCTCGACATAGAACAATGCCCTGTCATCCAACGCAGAGCGGTGGTTTGTGTTGTATGTGGATTCCAATAGTGCCTCGACAAGAGTCTGATTCTTGCTCTTGTCAAGAGTGTTTGCGGCAGCATTGGATAATGAGTCTCTGCGAGTGAATGGGTTCATTTGAATCTCCGTGATTTCGTAAAAGTATGTATAAAGGAAAACAGCGGCAAAAAGCCGCTGTGTCCCTTAGAGAAGACTTGGTTGTCTATCACTTATTCCAGGGAAGTTTCTTCGAAACCCAATTCCAGAGTGGGGTGCCGATTGCAGCACCAGCGACAAACATGAGAATGCTCCACCAAGCCGTACCTAGAAAATCTTCCATTTGGTTCTCCTTTATAAAATGAAACCATGTACCTCTATGTATAGACCCATTCTGAGATTTCCTAAATCGTTGCTTTGCTAAATATGACAGGAGGATTACTATGGACAGGACTTACACAGAATCATTTACCATCCCAACGGGTGGATGGACGGGTGGCGCAAGCGGAATCCTAAACGGAACCACAGCAGGAATCACCGCAGATGTTCGCCTTTGGCGCGACGATTCAGCCACAGCCGCCAGAAGAATCAGCCTTGCACCAGGAGAGATCCTCCCAGTGAAGGTTCGCTATATCAATCACAACTCGACGGTGACTGGATTCAACTGATACCACTGGTTGTACAACTGAAGAGAACTAAGAAGCCCGGGGACATATTCCACGGGCTTTTTTACGAACTCCTGTAGGACACCCGTCTCGCAAGCCACAAGAATCACGATCTGCTCGACCTTTCGACCCGTGAGTTCTTGGAACATCAAAGAGTATGCCGTGGCTTGCTGAAAGTAGTTCTTGATTCCACTTGGATACTTCTCCCGCGTTGAACCCTTGAAGTCAACAACTGAAAGTTTCCCGTCGTAGTCGCAGATGCAGTCAACTCTGCCAGCGAGTCCTACGCTCTCGCTCCACATGTGTTGCTCAAGTGCATAGACATTGTCGATCTTTGTCTCGACATGACTCTTCAGCATTTCATAGAGTTCATTGACATCGGAATGTTCACAAAGAACAACATCCTCGTTCTTGAGGAGATGTTCCATCATTGAGTGGATGATGTTTCCGCGATCACAGACTCTTTGAGCCTCGCGTGGATTTGCCCTGCGCCAAATCTCTATGCCATCCTTGCCTTCGAAGCCCGTGACCGTCGTGACAGACGGCAGATGCTTTCCCGAAGGTGTGATGTAGACTCTCCCGTGCTTATTCTCAAGCACACGGAGTTCAGGAAGATTTAGTTGTGTTGGTTGGTAGTTGTATGTCTTCAATCATCTATCCATTTCACAGGGAGGAGTGGGAAAATCCTTGCTCCTCTTTGATATATCCATGGTCTGACCAGGTGTCTTCACCTTGGTCTTCTTTTCGATATCTTTCTTCTCGGAAATGACTTCCTTGAAGTAAGCCACGGTTTCACTTACGCTCATGTTACTATAACGCGCTTCTCTGATGATGTCAACATACTTCTGATTAGAAACTATTGCTTGCCACGGGAGATTCATTCTATCGGCACAACGACGAGCAAACTGATAGTCGGACTCATGAGTCTCTGTTAGTTTCTTCTTTTGTGCCATTTGTCTTCTTCTTTCTAGTGGGCTTTGGATTCAGCAACGATGCCTTTTCCTTTTCGTTCAAGCCAAAAAATCCAATGTCGATGAGCATCTTTGTCCTATCCTTCTTCATCTCATCATCGGACGAGAGGATTGCTTTCAGCGATTCAATCAAATCTTTGTTGCTCTTCTTCATACCCTTATTTATCCTTGTCATGTTCTGAAATAAAAGACACCCCCCATTTCTGAGGGGTGTCCGGTAGCGAAGTTCCTTGTGCGGGTTAAGTTAGTTCCCGACGCGCGGTGAATAGCGTAATCACGCTTGCACCGTCCCCACGACCGACTCAGTGAGAAGACTGGGGCGAACAACAATATGTATAAAACTCACTCGTTCGCAAGACGCTTGAAGTAGTCGAGGGCATCATCCTCGTCGTCCTCATTCGCCTTGGTCTTGGGCTTTGCTTCCCGACCAGGAGCCTTCGCTTCAGCAGTTGGGAACTTCGGGGTGAACTTCTTCTCCGAAGCATCCTCCTCTTCCTCTGAAATATCCATGTCCTCTGCCTTCTGAGACTGAGAACCATTGATGACCGATTGGAACTTGGTCTTGAGTTCTCCGTATGCCTTGAACTGATCGGGCTTCACGAAGTCAACAAGCGGGTATTCCTTGCGCCATAGAGCCTCAAGTGCCTTGTCATCTCCGTCGAGGAGAGGTGACGATGCAGAGAACTCCGACTTGTCGTAGTTGCGGTATCCATCGACATTGCGAATCTTGATCTTGAAGTTCGCTCCCTGCCAGAAGTCGAACGGATTCACAGCATCCTCGTCCTTGTACTGAGGATTCATCTTGTCGTTGATCTTGTCGAAGATCTTCTTGCCATAGCGGTAGAGGAAGATCTTGCCATTGTTGGCAGGATTCACGGGATCATCGATCACAAGGACATTGCTGATGTACGACAACTTGCGCTTGCGATCACGCGCAATGTTCTTGTCATCGTCGTTTCCGCTGTTCCACAACTCGTTGTTTGCCTCGCAAACAGGACACTTCTGTCCGATTGTGGTGGGGCAGTTCTCAATGTACCAACCACCCTTCGACTGGAATCCGTGGCTGAAGACACGAACCCAAGGGAGATCCTCGCTTGGAGGAGCGGGGAGGAAACGGATGACTGCGTACCCGTTGCCCGTCTTGTCAACCTCGGGCTGCCAGAGACGATCATCCTTGTAGGAGTTCTCGCCTCCACCCTTCGTGACCTTCTCCAGTTCCTTGGCAATCTTGCCAAGGTTGTTCTTTGAACTCTTCTTGAAACTTGCGAAATCTGACATCGTATTGCTCCTTTTGCTAGGTGTACTGAGTATCTGACAATGTGCTGAGTATACAGCGTGTACGGCGTGTGTCAAGCGAATGGCAGGGATTTCTTGCGTGGCAATAGATTCACCTGTCGTGCCTCGTTCTCAATGTTCTCAATGATGGGACGAGACAGGTGCTTTGCCACAAGCGAGGCATCAATCGAATGCTCCTCGCAGATCTCCAAAACAGCCTCCATATAGGAGATTTTTCTGTTGGAAACCATTCGTTCTATGAGGTTGGATATCTGTGCTGGGTCGATCATGATGAGGATTATAGAGTATGTATCGTCATGTCAAGGAGTATAAATAGAAAGTACCACTGAATCAAAAAAGGAATCAAAGATGGCTTACGATACGGACAACAATGTGATAGTTCAGGGATTTTCTGGAGAGGCGGTAATTGCAACCGATTTCGTCTCCACAGAATCCAATCACTTCCAAGTCATGAAGATCGCATATGGAACCTCTGGCGTTACTGGAAGTGCCACCAGAGTCACCAGCACCACTCCGCTGCCAGTTTCGATTATAAACAACCCAACAGTGGTAGTTTCCAGCATACCGACAGTGACCGTGACGGGAACCGTGGCAATAAGCGGAACCTCTGGAGTCACAGCCACAGACCTAGACATTCGCTCACTCACCGCTGGAGACCCAACCCTAGGATTGGCACCTGGTGCAGACTTCGTAAGAATCGTCGGTTACTCGGGCGGATGGGCAGTTGGAGTCACAGCAACTAATTTCGGAATCCGTGCATTGACTGCGGGGGATCCAACCACTGCGGGTGCAGCAGGACAGGATACCGTCAGAATCGTCGGGTACTCTGGTGGATGGCCCATTGGAGTCACGGCTACAGATCTGGACATTCGTTCCTTGACATATGGATCCGACAGCGTCTCTGTGTTGAACACAGTTTCAGTTATACCAACCTCAAATCCTTTTGCAGATACTGTTGGTTCTGGATTTCCAATAAGATTATTGAGATCCACTACATCTGCTACTCCACTTAATAATAATCTTATTGTTTCAACGCAGACCAGCACTAACGCCGAAGACACCGTCCGTGTCGTTGGTCTCTCTGGTGCATGGCCTGTTTCTGTATTCTCCCATGGTCTAACAAACATCAACAACTACGACACCAAGTTGCCGTTCAATGTGGACAGCACTGGTGCGTTGTTCGTGAACCTTGCAAGCGGATCCATCTCCGTGACAGCCGATGTTGGAAGCCTCAACATAGGTAATGTCACCATCAGCGGAATCTCCCTTGGATATCCCAATGCACTTTCCAAGACGGTCTCCATCGTCGGCTACACTGGCGCGGACACGATACCAGTAGCAGTCACTGGATCGGTTTCCCTGCTCGGTCAAGGTCTTACCTATCTCAGCGAGATATCCACATCCAACAGAAGGGTTCTTGGAGCATCGGGAGACTACATCGGCATCACTGGAGATGTCCGTGACAAGATAAATCTGATGACATTTTCTTCAAGTTCATTGCTGACACTAGATGTTAATGGTCCACAAATCAATACAAATATAGCAAATCTTGCCACAAATATCGCAGCAGTAAGAGCAATTATAGATACATCCCAAACATCGACGGGTGTCCCACCAATTGTTTCCAATGCCAGTGGAGAGAGCCTTGTAAAGGTCGATGTCAAGAGGATATCACAGCCAGATGGAGTGACCTCTGGAACCATATCTGTTTCAACAGCCGGTGCTAATCAAATACCGGGAACATTTGTTGTGAAGAGTGGAGTTCACCTCAAGTCAAGGACGACCAATAGTGGAACAATCATAGTTGGAACAAATCAGACCGCAATGACACCATCATTTGCCGCAGCGGAAGCCCACGGGTTCCCACTCTATGCCGGTGATGAACTTTTCATAGAAACTGACAGCACCAGCAAAATGTTCTTCAGAGCAGACACGGCAGGAAACACCCTACACTACTTTGCGACCTAACACATGCGTAGCGACTTCATAAACAAAAGACTGATCAACAGGAGAAGACAGACTCCCAATAGTCAACCCACACTTGTTGACGGTGAGATCATACTCATTCCATCATTCGATACATTCATATGGCACTCGTCTGTACCAGGCAATGACAGGTGGTCAAATGCATTGGGAGTCGATGAGCAGTCTCGGGCAAAATTCTCATCACAACTTCCGATAGGTCTTCTGAACCCATGGAATGATTACAATGACCAAGGTTCGGGTGGACTATTGCCACCACCAGGTAGTGGACCATCTACGACACTCGCGGTGCGAACTCCCACAAGAATCGTGATGGGTTTTGACTTGAGCGGTGTCCCAACGGCTGCGAACATCACGGAGGCAACATTGATGCTCACCGTGTCCAGTTCGGAGAACTGGGCTGATACTCCGCAACTGCGCTCATCGATAGAGCAACGAACAGCGCAATCTCCAAGGGTTGAATTCACCAAAGAAGGATCCTACTACCGCGTCAGCCCGATTCTCCCTCCACCAAAGACAAGAGAGGAGATGCTCGCTCGTCTGGAAAGAGATCTTGAAATCTATGCCTCGGGCGCACCCTCAAAAGATGATCCAAAGCCAGTGCAGCCAAGCACTCCACCAGGATTTACATTGGGTTTTCCTATAGAAATATATGATCCAGAGATTCCAGGAATCCTGTGGTGGGACGATGAAACCGAAGTTGATGGTTGGTCTCCCGAAGGCTGGTACTTGCCATGCACAAGGCAGCAGGATAATGGGAATGTCCACCCAAAGTATCCAATAAGTCCAATACTGATTCCATGCGAAAATGAGGTTCCCGACATATACAACGGAAGGTGTCCCGATTATGTCATCGAAGACTTGAATCGCTTTGGGGAAATCTACAGAGGAAATGGGTCGAGATGGTGGTACAGAGACGCCAGGGGAAGATGGTGGTTCCTTGATGATTGGATTCATGGTGTAAACAACACATCAAACCCCGACAAATTTATATTGCCAGTATGGATACCATATGTTCCTGGTCTTGGGGTTCCCATCGGAGGAAACGGTAGCCTTGGGGAATGGTTTCAGGATGAAACGCTTCAACCATTCTTAACTCCGTGGTGGCCAGAAGTTGTCAACGATGACATAGAATACTTTCCAGACGGAATATCACGACCCGCTCGGTGGAATCAAGATGATCCAGATTTCAGAAGGAATCCAGACCTGTGGTGGAAGAACTTCAGATATGCGCCACCAGGATTCGTGGCAAAACCAGACGCATATCCATGCCCACCCACAAGAACTCCACCAGAAATAGCATAAGAGATTTAATATGTCATATATCGACGGAATTAATTTTCAAACAGTCTATCCAGTACCAAATCCACAGACTTCGTTTTATATTAGTCCAACTGGCAACGATACTATTGGAAATGGAACAAGAGATAATCCATTCAGAACATTCACCAGAGCATATCGGGGTCTGACAGGTTGGAGAATTGCCAACGGGGGATCGACTGCTCATGGCTATCTCATAGCACTTGATGGAGTCTATGACTACACCAACCAAAAAAATCCATCTTCGGGAAGTGCTTTTGGAACTGTTGGACAGTGTACATTTCAGTCACAAGGAAGAGTTGGTTTGATGAATCCCGATATTCTTCAAAATGTAACACTGATGTCTGAAAACCCACTCGGTGCAAAAATAAATTGCCTAATTAACTGCGAAAAAACAGGCACTCTGTTCCCAGGACAGAATGATCCGTATCAAACAGAACATCATGTTTATGAGGTGGATGCTCTTACAAACGATACTAAAGTAGTATTCCTCAATGCATCACGCTCTAGTTCAGGCATTCCAGGCATTGGATCTATAAATATACCACAGGACATTATTTACGGTCAGTATGTCACACAACCTGGTGTCACGGCAGGTACACCCTCCAACCAAATTCAATTTTTTCCGCCACCAAGAAGAAACCCAATTGAAGCCGTAGTAACTTTTGCCGATACATCACAACTCCCAAAATTTGCGGCAAATGATACAAATGCATATCCAGCGATATACAAATATGCCCCACCAGAAGTCGAGGATCCTAATAATCCGTGGGAAGAGGCAAATTGGACGGCAAATGTAGCGCAATGGACTTGGAATCGATATGATAATAATCGTTTCGGATTGGGATTGACATATGATTTTGTTTCCATTGGGCCAGGTATAACAGGTGCAGTAGTTCGTCAACGAGACGAACTGCTTCCAGGTCCAAATGGAAACACATACTGGCTTCAGAATACAACCATTCCACCAAAATTTTTGAAAGATATCTTGGTGGAAATGAATGATGATTTCCCCGGTATTTGTTGGGCAGATTCCTCCGTGGCTTTTGTGGGTGGAAACAGCAATGTTCATATCACAAGAATTCTTAGTATGGATGCTGAAAATGGTAGGTTTACGGTGGAAAAACCCGCAACATGGTTTGGAGATGAAATCTGGTGGAATGGAATACAAAATACACGGCCTGGTACAGTGGCTCACCCGACCAATACCATCGCATTCATCAACAGAAGATTCATAAACCGACCAAGTCAATACGCATTCGAAGACGGTAAACTTTATGTAAAGCCTCCTACAGGTTTTGAAACCAGCAGTCCAAAAGTTTTTTCGTCTGAGACGAATATGCATGCATTTTTGATAAAACAACACAGCACTAGTGGTTCTATGGTTATTACCAATCCAGAAGGATCAAATAATGTAAACTTTACAAAAAATGTTAATGTGGTGGGTTTTTGTATGGTGGGTGCGAGACCAGCCATTGTTAATAATAACGCTTCCGTTGCTGAGAATTCCAAAGGACCAGTAAATGTAAAATTGAGTTGTAATCTTATCTCCGATACATTGAACGAGGCTTGTATTCTTCTTGATGGCTATGGAAAAGTCGAAGCATCCAACAATTTGGGATTGAGGGGTGATGATCGCGCTTTTACAATATCAAGGCGCATGGATAACATGGGTCATCCTACCTGGCCTTTTAATCAACCAGCATTATTCTACAACAATATATCAATAAATCATAGGAGGGGTGCTGCACTTTACTTATCCAACTCCAAGGGAGTTAGAGCAATTGCAAACAAAGTGTACACTATTGGACGAGTGGCACATGGAGATGCTCTTGCGATTTATGAAAATTCAAGCGATGTTGAGGTGCGAGACTGCTATTTTCACACACCAAGTCTTATTGGTTTGGCACTTAACTTTCTTGATGCTACACCAGGCTCTGTTCCATGCAAATTTATCAATAATATGGTTGCGCGGTCGGGATTCTCAAACGCCTTTAGAAATACAGATTCACCCACCGGCTTAATATGCAAAAATAATACATTTGGCATCAATAATACGGAAGGAAAACCCAAGGTTTACCAACTCAATGGACCGGCAGACTGGCTTTGGTGGGATACCACAAAATATATTTTCCGAAACAATGTTATGATGTATTTGTCGGATTGGATGGATGTACAAACTGCATCACCGGCAAGTGGAAACTCATATAATGTGTTTGTTGGAAATTCTAGTGTCACTATGCCGCAGGAGTTCATTGATATTGCAAACAAATTTCGTGGACCATCTGGTGAATTTTACACATATTTCTCGCACAATTATTTGAATAATGATGGATTACCAAATTGGCACAACAATATTGCTCCAAATTTATATCAGCCAGATCGGGATGCCAACGGCGCGATAAAGTATCCATACGCAGAAACCAGCACATATCTAATCAACAATGATCCTTTGTATAGACCTAGAACTAACAGCGAACTTGCAAGAATAAATTGGCCCCTACTAGCAGGATACCCACCAGCCCTTGAGGGTCAAACCTTCCCCACTCCGGAACAAGGGGAGATATTTTCACTGATGAGAAATGCGGCGATCTATCCTAGATTATTTGTAGATTATGAAAATGGAGATTTTACGATCAAAGAGGGTATAACAGCGTGGGATGGGACACCAATTCCAAGCGAAATTGGAACACGACTACCATATTCAATACCACCCATCACTGTTAATACAACAATTGAAGAACTTGAAAACAGATTGGCTGAATTTTGGATACCAGCACCAGTGGATGGAATAATACCTAACCCACCACCGATTCCAAACCACCCCATAACCATAAATCTATCCACAACGGACTTGACCGAAAATGTCACTTGGATGACAAAGAATGGATTTGATGGGCATAGTGGGGATGGAATCTACCCAGATGACAATATTCTCAAAATACCAAACATAATGGGTAATATACCTTCATATAGCAATCCCGAAAACAATGATGAGATCGGCCCATCCACTCAAGACGAGATCGACGGATCGTCTGGTGGTGGAGTATTCATCATATCGGAACAGTTTGCGAACAGGAACTACACCCTGCAAGAGACAGGCATTGGCTCAAGAAACGATTTGAATGTCACCACACAGGTCAAGGACTTCATGCAACTTGGCAAGGCAAATGCTGGTCAGACAATGAGCCTCATCATGCATGGTCAATGCGATCCTTCGGTGGAGCATGGAGAGTTCAAGACCATCTATGGAAACGACACCCCCGGGGTGCTTGATGAGTTCTACAAGAGCAATTCCTACATTGCTTTCAACAGCAAGGAAAGTCCATCTTCAGTAGCACCATTATCAACAACCGTAATATCCTTTAGAAAGCATCCACACCACCTGTATGTCAATGCAGATGCAGCCGCCTTTGATTTTGCCGCAATACAAGATTTTAGGTTTACCTCAAGTAGTGGAAATACTGCAACCATATTGCTAAATGGGTCCTCTACCAGAACGGCGGCTATGAACAATTTCATAAGCACACTGGTTTCTTTGTCCGCTACTTCTGGAGTCACCCTCACGGTCAATGAATATGGTGAAATAACCACAGCATCAAAAAGTTTACCTTCAGATCTCACAATACCAAATATTGTGTCTTGTACATCTCAATCATATTCTTTCTCTTATAACAGCAGTTTAGGATTTGGTGGTTTTATTCTTTCAACCACGCTAAATCCCTCTGCTTTATTCAGCGGCATACTCAATGACAACCCATACTTCCATACTGGAAATCCGGCAAAGACAACATTGTGTGGTGGACCTGAGACATCTGGTGTTGGAAAACCCAAGATTAATCCAAATCAAAAAATGGCACTTCGCTTGAAGGTTCCTGCAAATGTCGGAACAAAGAACCTACTTGCTTTTAGAGTGAACTCATCGATAACTAAAAGATTGTTTGGAGGATCCAATAACCTTGACATAGCGGCTGGTTCATATATTCGCATAATTGGTTCTTCCTCAAATGATGGAATATACAAGGTTCTTTCTGTGCAGGATGGAATAGAATCGGACACTCCATCAAACACCAAATTTGGTGCTACCAATGGGACAGAGTATCAGTATCTTGAGTTGAGCAGAGACATAACACCAGAAAATCAAGATGAATTGACCTCAATAACAATTGAGAATGTGTCTCATCTGCCGATACTCCACATAAAGTACAAGACTCTGGAGAATCCGTAAAAGAAACAACCCCCATTTCTGGAGGTTGTCGGCCAAGAGATGCTATCTCAAGGGAATCTGTGAATATGTATCACCCGATGGTGGTGTTCTTCAAGATGACTTCCGCTGGAAGCCATGTCATCGATCTGAAGTTGGAATCCTCAAGCACGACATTCCGAAGAACCATCTTTCCATCCTCATCCTGACCATGCACCTTCCAACGCAAGGTCTGATCGACAAGGTTGACATTCTTCATGTACAGATGGTTGGTGTCCATGTACCACCACGAACCAGCGACATTGGAGATGTCCTTGCTGATCCTCACATCGACAAGAGCGACATTGTCGAGTTGCTGCCCACCGCCGCGTATGGGATTCACTTGCCAACCCTGCAACGAGAAGTTCCTCACATCAAGTCCATAGATCAGCCTGTTCTCGCGATATCCAGGCTTCGTGTAGAACCAGTGGAACACATCCGCATGATCTCCGTTTGAGTTGCGGATGAATTCATCGAACGAGCAGTTGATCACGACGCAGTCCTGACCAAGTGGCGTATCGCTGAACTTTCTGCCAGAGCAGTTCACCGCAAGGTTTCCGCTCCTGAAGCAATCCCTGACATTGTAAGCCTCGCAGTTGGTGAATGCAACCATCGACCATGCACCCGATGCGAATCCACCACCGATCTCATGGCTTGCTGCCGTTGCCTTGCACCCATCGATCCATGCAAACGAATCCATGTTCGGGGTACGCATCTTGACATTTCCAACGAACAGGAGATTTCTCATGCAGATGAACTTGGTTGCCAACCCACCTGTTGTTGCCATGACGATGCGGACATTCTCGCGGTTCGTGCCAGGAGCAGAGCAGACGGTGGCATATCTGTTCTTCGTCACGACCTTCTTGGGGAACTTTGGTCCGACATAGTCGTAGTCTCCCTCCTCAAGATAGAGGGTGAGTCCATCGCAGTCGCCATGAATTGCGGTCTGTGCGCTCAAGGCTCCTGCAATCGTCTTGTATGGATTTGCCTTGGTTCCGTCGCCAGTATCGTCGTTTCCAACGGGAGATGCATATACATCCCAATTCTTCAATGTCCCGTTTGCGTTGCACACGACGAACATCGAATGGATTCCATTGCGAATCTTTAGGGAGTTCTCTCCACCAACAAAGGAGTTGTTGAAGTTTCCTTGTAGAACCCGTGGAATGCCTATTCTTGGATAGGCAACCGCGTAGATCTCCACGGTTCCGTCTTCGTGCTGCGATGGATCGATTTCAATGAAGTACTCCACGACTCCATTGTCGGTGTTGAGTGCTGGCTCACGAACTACTTGCCATGCTCCCTTGTTCACGGAGAACTCGACCCTGTCGATTCCATTCATGTGGAATGCGGCAACACCGATCTTCGCGGTCTGCTTGATCTCCCTGAATGGCACACATGTCCAACGAGCAACTGCCGTTGCATCGTACCCAGGATCATCTGGTGTTCCAATTGGATCGGGGTCGATGACCTCGGGATCATATCCCGATAGAAGCATGGAAAGATCCGTTGCATCCACGATGTTGTCCTTATTCAGGTCATAGATGGACAGGGTCTTTCCCCAATCATTGAGTAGTTTTGCGAGTTTGTCTGCTATTGACATTGTCTCTCCCTTTGTTAGTTTGTAAGATCCACGATTTCACACTTGTCACCAGAGCAAGCAACCCAACTTGTAACTCTATTACACATAGAAATAAATGTTTCGTCGCTAAAATGATTTTTCATCATATTGATGACTGGATGAACCCATCGAACATTTCCAATCACATAACCAACGGATGAGTTTTTTCTGTCCAAAGACGCTGTATTTGACCAAGGTGTATCGGTTTTCGATTTTGCTTTCATAATCAAATCCAGTCCAGTCAAAGCACATTTATGTTTTTGCTCGTCCCATATTGTATTCAAATATTCAGGAGTAACTTCCATTGGTATGTTTCGACACTTAGCACTATTTTTTATGGATGTTATTACACTAGATGGTATACACCCTGTACCCTTCCAATTGTGATTTTTTTCTCCATGCCTATCTTTATTTGCACACAAAAAGCACATTTTACTTCTGCCAGAAATTACATTGTACATTGGAATAGGTTTTTCCATGCCACAATTCATACATTGACACAACCAATCTACCCTCGACCCACTGGGTTTTTCTTTGGTTGAATGGTATCCAAGAATTTTCCAATCATTTATCTGCTTATTCAGAAGACTTTCGCCTTTATACAAGCACAGAGGCTTTTTCTCTTCCCAACAAGTTCTTATTTTACGCATTTACTATCCTCCCACACAGATATGTATAAACATATTTATCTCTGTGTGGGAAATGCGGTCTTGTCGGAATCGGATGTTATATCTACCAATTCACACGATCCAGCCGAACAAGCGAATGATTGAGAACTAGCAGTATTATCCTGTTTCTCATACTGCTTTAATGTTGCCCAATCAACGCCCGTTGGCATCTTTGCAAGAAGGTCTTCATATTGAGCCTTAGTGCAATCTTGATAAGGAGCCTGTCGGTATGTACCCAAGTCCATGGGCAAGAAGGAAATGCCGCTGATCTCATCGAAGTGTCGATAGACGAATGCGCCGACCTCCATCCACTCATGCTCGCGCACGGTGATGGTGATTGATGGCTTGTGTTCGCACCAATGACGCTGATACTCAAGCCACAACTGAAGATGTTCGATTGCAGTCAGGTCGTTGCGTGTCACGGAACCCTCTGCCTTCATTGGGAACGAGAAGACCATCGTGTGGTCTGGCTTCATCACACAAGGCTCTGCGGGGAATCCCATGTCGATCATCATCTGACATAGTGGATCCTTGCGATCCGCACGAACGGTACGGATGTAGTACTCGTTGTGGCGAGGATGGATACCCGATGCCGAATCGGTCAACTGAGACACAGTTCCACTCGGCTTGACGCATGTGATTGCCGCAGCAGGATTGATTCCAATGTTTGCTGCCCAAGCCTTGTTTGTCTCTTCTGCTTCAACTCTCAAACCCGTGAGGATGTTTTCCAGTGAACCATCCTCACCACGCATCATCTTGTTGTCAAGGATGCCTGTGAGCGATACACCAAGGAGTGCCTCCTCCTCGCAGTTCCTCTGCCATGACGATGAGAGGTATGGGAAATGAGTCAGCGATGCTTGCCATGTTCCCAGAATAGATGCAAGTTTAACCTTGCGACGGAGTGATTCGTAAGTGTCTTCAGGGCGAACAACGACTTCCGTGAGGTTGCAGAACTCGCAATCACGAAGGATGATCTCGCTGCATGGATTCGTTCCAAACTCGTAGTTTGGATCGCGACGATCACCCAACTTCGCAACGGTCTTTTGTGCTGCCGCACGATTGAAGATTCCACGCTCTCCGCTCTTGGACTTGTAGAGGGAAACCCACTCGTCCATGAACACGCCGATCTCGGGCTTCTCCTTGTATGCAACTGAGTTGTTTGCAAGTGCGCGTTGTGGATTGTCGTTCCACCATGCACCTGTCTTTGCATCGCGCATTCTCTCGTCAGTCAGGTTTGAAAGCGAGATAAGAGCAGAGCGTCGTACTCCTCCGACGACGACAATCTCCGCAACCTTGCAGACGATATCATGGCATTCGATGCTAGTGAGTTTCCGCCCTGCTGCTCTTCTAAAGGTGTCAACGGTGAATCTAAACAGATCCTCCAATGGCTTTGGTCCACTCGCGCGACCTCCAAAAGTCTTAAGTCTTGCTCCCGCAGGACGAATCTTTGACAGATCCCATTGGGGTACTTGACCTCCAATAAGAAGAGAGACGAGTTCCCTGAAAGCCTTTGCCCAACCCGCCTTCGAATCCTGCACCACAATCGTGGTATCAGAGTCAGTGAATGCTTCAGCGATTGTAGGAAGTTTCTCGACATATTGCCTCTCCACAGAAAAGCCTACGCCTGTGCCGCACATCAATATGTAGAGGATCTCATCGAATGCACGGACACGGTTTACGGCAACATATGAACAGTTGTAGCCAGCGGTATTGTCTCGCTTGAGTGCTTCTCCTGCGGTCATGAGAGAACGCATGGAAGGCATGATCTCAAGGTTGAGGACAGCGGTCTTGAGTTCCTGACGAAGCGCAGGATCAAGGTTGTATTTCCTATTGTTCGCAAGATGTTCATCGAAGAACTTGAAGTAGCGTTCCACAGTCTCTTCCCATGTCTCTCGCCTACCCTCCTTTTCTAGCCATCTTGAGTACCTAGAGATAAAAATAAAGTGTTGGTAGGAAGTAGGAAGGGTTTTCTTGTCACTCATTCAAAATTCTCCGTTATAGTCTTACAAAGTTTTACAAACTGATCATGTGAAAGATCCCATTTGATCGTGTTCACATCCTTATGAACCCATTGAACATTGTCTTTGGTGTACCCGAGAGAACTATCTATCCGATCAAGAGACGCTGTACCTTTGCATCCATGAGATTCAAATAAAAGTTCCATCTTGGTGTATCGACATAGACCATTCTGTTTTTGAAATATTGAATCAAGTTCTTCTCTGGAGAGTTCAAAGGGGATATTACGCTTTTCAGCACACTTTTTAATCTTCGCAAAATACATTCCAGTAACATTCTTTGCACTGGAATTCCAATTTGGACTTTTTTCAAATCTATTTCTCTCACCGATGCAATCCGAGCATCCTGCAATATTTCCGTAGATCAAATGCCACTTGCTGATCTGTTTTTCTTTCCCACACTTGCATCTAACTTTCCACATCTGAGTCGGATCTTTCTGACTTGGATATTTTATTTTATCTCCGATACCAATGATTGTGTAGTTGCCAACTTCTCTGTTCAACCAAGATGATCCTTTATATGTCGGTTCCATTCATCAACTCCATATCGGGGGTTTATCTCATTTATATATAATCTCCGATATGTCTATTTAGCGTTGAGCGATGGATATCGTACACCGAATCCACTTGGATTCAAGCATACTAAAATATTGCTTTATAGATTGTTTTTAGGATACTTCAAACGCTTGTTGTGTTTGATTATTATAGCGTCACTCAAAATATCCATTGAAAAAAACGCTTCCGCGCAACACCATCGTGTTGCCAGTCACGGTTCCAAATGGACGCACTATCAAACTGATGAAGTGTCCCGCAGGAACCATGAGCGGAGATGTAAAATTCATTTCAAATCCTGGTTTGTGGCTACCAACCGCTTCAGTTGATATAAACCCATGACCACCGATTACAATGGATTTGCCAGAAACGGTCGTTGCCGCATCTCCCGTATTGGTTGCGGCAGCACTGCCACCAACCATCACAATATATGATATGAAGATGGGATTGGTTGCTGCTACGACGGATGGAACTGTGTCTCCAATGCGAACACCCGTGATGTATAGGGTTTTGCCTGGTCGCGTAGCGGATCCTGCTGGATTCTGAAATGCAAACACTGGATAGTCCGCACTGGATGTCAGGGTGGAGATGGCAGGAGATGTCCACAACCCACCCAAGTTGTTCAATGCTGGAGCAGATGTGGCAGTCCATGTACCAGCGGTACGAGCGGTTCCACTTGCAGGGTGTCCCGTGGAAGCAGAAGCGCGAGTCACCGTTGGTCCTGGCGTGTTTCCAATCTGTAGTTGGTATGCTCCAGCACCGCTTCCTACCATTGTATCTGACCAAGGCTTATCTGTGTTCTGATCACCAAAGCCAACATTCACACAACCGACATTGATTTGTCGAGCAGCCGATGCAACTGCTATATTCACCACTCGGAATCCGACAGGCAAAGCCGATGCACTGGCAAACTGTGACTGCGATGATGGACATCGAATGCTTCCTACGAGTACATCATTGATCCAGAAGTTCACAATATTGTTGTCAACCGTGATGAGGTAGTGGTTCATTTCTACTGGCTCATACGAGCCGTAACCATCTCGGGAAGGAACATTGCGTGTGTCTAATGTTATTTCTGTAATATCAATTGTGTTGCTTGTGATGATGCCCTTCAGTTGACCACCCGAAATGCGTCTGAAAAAGATTCCATCAAGCGGTTGTTGTGTGGCTTGTGTCGTAAGATATAACAATCCCCATTCGCTTATTGCATTCACCGCTAGAGGTCCACCTTCGGAAATCCACATATCCACATAGAGAGGATAGGTTCCGAATGTAGGAAAAGTTCTCCATGTTCTGACATATGCAGCAGCACCGCTTTGTATCATCGAAGCAGCCGCAGCAGAATTGACCGTAAGAAATCCGTTAGCCTGTACAGCACCAGTAGTTGTTGTGGCAGTACTGAAATGTGTACTGAGTATTGTGGTTCCTTCGAATGTCGCATTGAAGACAGTTTGGTCGGTTCCCACACGAACGCGGTAATCATCAGAAGACTCAATGGCTTTTAAACTACGCGAACCGAGAATGCTACCAGGATCTATTTCTGCACTCAAACTAGCAAATCCAGCAGTCACTCCGTCTTGGGGTGTCACCACCTTGAGTTGGTGATATGAATCCAAATCCACCAAGTCAATCGAACTGTTTCCGCTTGTAATCTTTACGCCCATCTTATAGTTCCTTCCAATCAGAGTACATCAACAGCAGCAAAAGAAAACTCAACTTGAGTCTTTACATACGCATATGCATCAGCAATGGTAAATCCCGATGGGAAAACTGTTGGCATATCTGTGGGTTGCACTGTGTATGTAATCTGCCGCAACACCTCGCACTCCTGTTGACGGGCAGATTCATCATAATACCCATCCATCCTGATGGCACAGGAACCATTCATGTTGAAAGTGACGGAAGCAAGTTTCCAGTATAGCGCAGGAACACCGTGTGGAGTTTGTACGATTTGTATGAGTGCCATTATTCAAAATATCCGTTTACTGCGAGGCTGCTTGTGACCACAAGAGTGTTGGATGTCACGGTTCCAAATGGACGCACGACAAAGTGGAAGTAGTGTCCTGCCGGAACCATCAATGGCGAATTAAATTGCACTTCGAATCCAGGCTTATAACTTCCTGTTGCTTCAGTTGCTAAAAACCCATGTCCGCCCACCGTGATGGATTTTCCCGAAACAGTTGTTGCAGCATCTGCTGTACTTGTGGCAACCGCACTGCTGCCAACCATCACAATGTATGATAGTAAAATAGAGTTGGTTGAAGCCGCAGCGGAAACATATGCTTCTCCAACACGAATACCTGTGATGTATAAAGTTTTTCCAGGAAGTGTGGCAGTTCCTGTTGGATTCTGAAATGCAAACACTGGATAGTCAGCGTCTGAAGTAAGTGTGGATATCGCAGGAGATGTCCATAGACCACCAAGGTTATTGAGAGCAGGAGCAGATGTTGCGGTCCATGTACCAGCAGTACGAGCAGTTGCACTTGCAGGGTGTCCATATGTGGCACCAGCGCGGGTCACTGTTGGTCCTGGCGTATTGCCATTTGCGAACTGATATGCTCCGTTGCCCAAACCACACAGAACATGCGCCCAAGGCTTGTTTGTATTCTGATCACCAAATCCAACATTCACATAACCAACCGAAAGTTGACGAGCAGCGGATGCGGTACCAGTGTTGACCACACGGAATCCAACAGGATTTCCAGATGATGCAGAGAACTGTGCCTGTGCAGCGGGGCATGGGATCTCGGCAACAAGCACATCATTAATCCAGAAGCGGACTATATCATTGTGGAATACAATCAGATAGTGATTGGATTCGGTTGGATCAAATGTACCAACACCGTCACGCGCAGGAACATTTGTCGTGGTGATGGTGACATCAGCAACATCTGTAGAGTTATTCGTGACAATTGCCTTCAGGGTGCCACCCGCAATACGACGGAAGAAAATACCGTCGATGGGTTGCGCTGTGGCTTGTGCCGTAAGATACAGCAATCCCCATTCGCTGACGGAGTTCGTGGAAGTGTGATTCGTCTCGCGAATCCACATGTCCACATAGGTGGGATAGGTTCCGAATGTCGAGAAATGTCTATGTGAACGAACATAAGCGGCATGTCCTGATGTGGTCGATGTACCGTTGTTTAGAACCATGAATCCGCTGGCTTGTGCGGTTGTCATTGTGGTGAGCAACTGCGACCATGTGGTCGTGAGAATGACGGTTCCTTCAAAGGTTGTATTGAACATTGTCTGGTCAATACCGACACGAAGACGATAGTCATCGGAACATTCAGGAGGAATCACGGTGCGAGTTCCCAACACATCGCCAGGATCCACTTCCGTACTCAACTGGACAAATCCTGCATTTTCCTCAACCTGTGGAGTCACTACTTGCAACTCGTATGTCGAACTCACATTTGCAAGACCAGCCGTATTATTTCCACCTTTGATTTGAACGCCCATTGTTTCTCCTTTAGAATCCTAAACACTCTATCTTGTATTTTCCGTAAGTACCCTCTGGAGCATGACCGATGAGGTCGAATCCAGTCGCAGCGACTATGTTATTTATCTCAAACCGAACACCCTCAAGGATTGCATCCTCTGCGTCATGATCGTCGGAGGTCAATCCAAGAACCTTGCATGTTATGAAGGTATCTGCTGCGACCCACGACTGACCAGTTATGGTCTTGACTGCATATGTCTCTTCCTTGTGCAGGAGGCGAATCGATTGAATGCCATTCCAATAATCATCAACAACAGAATTATTAACATAAACGGTGCTTACTGTCTCCCCAATCACACCTTCCGCTGTTGTGCTTGTTCCACCGACAAACGGTGGCTTTATCACAATCCTAGCAGACCAACCATTGGTGTCGTCGTTAAACGATTCAATGCTTTCCAACGCACATGTTGTGTAATTCGAAGATCCAGTATCCACAGTAACAGTAGTGTTCTCAACACCATACTGCTCTATATTCTGCAACGAAGACGCAAAATCTCCACCAACTCCATATATGACAAGTTCGATTTGATTGACCAACTGCGAGAAGTCTATCGTGGTGATCGTTGATCCAGCCGCACCACCTCCGCTACCACCGCTACTTGCGGATATTGTCAGCGTGTTTCCGCTTGGAGTAATCGTCACATTTGTTCCAGCAACGATTCCAACCGCACCAGTCAAGCCATTCACCGAGTTCACGATGTTCGGGGCAAAGATGTTTCCGATGAATGTGGAACCACCAGAGATGTAGAGATTGCTGCCAGAGATGCCACCGACTACATCCAACTTGGAAGATGGAGCAGTCGTGTTTATTCCGACATTTCCATTGAGATCCACAACCATTCTTGTGTTCACGGTTTCCGGATATTCCGTGTTTGCATTGCCAGTCACTCCAGTATGGAACGACATGCCGACATTATAGCGCATCCTGATGAACTGACCTTCATCAAACGATGTCTTCTCCACCTGCTGTGCCGATTGCTTGGATGCCGCAATTGCATTTCCAATGATGAATGCTGCGGAGGATGATGTCTCAGACATTGTTCCATAGACACCGATGTTCACTCTTTGTGCGGTATTGCCGACTGATTGAAATGGTACATTGATTGTCTGTGTGACATTTGCAACAGTTGCTGTCAAACCAGCATTTGCGACAACCACACCATCGAATGTCGTTCCACCAACTGGAACACCGAAGTTTGCCTGTGAGGTGCTGAGATTGAAAAGGTTTGTACCTGTGTTCGATGTTCCATTGTACACAGTTAACACACCAGATACATTCTCAAGATATGAATTAAATGAAGCAGTGGATGCGCGCCCAAACCTTATGCCACCAATTCGACTTCCTGCACCAGATGTTGCCTGTGCGATGCGTAAACCAGCACCATCTGTAGAAGCAATTATATCAACGGTGTTTGTCGCTGATGTGGCCGCAATCGTTGAATCGAATGTAGATCCACTCGTCACATACAGACCAGCGGATGTGATGCCAGCATTCATCACCTGAACAACGGAGAAAGTATTTCCTTCATTTGTCCTGGCAACATTCGCGACTGCACCTGTCTGTCCGTTCACGGATATGACATAATCTGTTGGGATAGCACCAGTTGCACCAGTAGCACCAGTAGCACCTGTGGCACCAGTGGCACCTGTTGGTCCTTGTGGTCCAATCTCACCAGTTGCACCCGTGGCACCAGTAGCACCAGTAGCACCTGTGGCACCAGTAGCACCTGTGGCACCAGGACCACCACTTCCACTTGAGGAAATGGTGAATGTATTTCCACTCTGTGTGATCGTTACATTGCTTCCTGCGGTGATCCCTATTGCACCAGTAAGACCATTGAACGAAATTACATAATCGGTTGGAATGGCACCTGTTGGACCAGTGGCTCCCGTTGCTCCTGTTGGACCTGTAGCACCTGTGGCACCAGTTGCGCCAGTGGCACCTGTAGAACCAGAACCACCAGAACCGCCACCGCCACCCACTATTTGTATGGTTTCTCCAGTTGTACCACCAACATATAGAATGGCATCTGCCACATTCACGGCAAGTTCGCCGTATGTGAGTCCAGAGGGAACAACCCCCGCAGTTAAGCCTCTCTTGATTTTGATGGTAGTATCTGCCATTTTTATCCCTTATTTACATATTTATTTCTTCTAGAATACACCACCATCAAGAATCGCTGGCATTGATCCTGTAGCACCTGTGGCACCAGTTGCTCCTGTAGCACCTGTTGGTCCTTGCGGTCCAGTTGCCCCGAGGTATCCCGTGGCTGTCGAAACCTTGTCCCAAGCAGAGCCATTCCATGCCCATGTGATGTTTCCGAACACATAGGTCTGATTCAGGGAGGGGCTGTTTGGGAAATTTATAGACATTTTAGACTAGTTCAAACCATGAGAGATCTGCGGTTATTTCAGTTCCATCCACTAGTGGAGTCATAGTCAATACAAAAGTATCGCTGATCCCCGTCTGTGTTCTTCCGAGTTGGAAGTTAAAGTCATTGATGTTGGAAATATCCAATGATCCACTGCTACTGATGTAGCCACCGATGATGTCGGTTCCACCGGAGACTGCTGTGGCAGTTATGTTGTAATCGACATTTCCGTTGAAATGAGTTGTCCATGTATTTCCTGTTAGGGTTGGATTCAACAGAATTCTATATTGCACAGTTTGCGGCTTGTTGTTTTGTCCTGGCTCAACAACAGCAGATATGTTGGATGGAATAATGACACTATCCAACCTTTGTGAATTCAATCGAAGTGCAATAATGGGATATTGAACTCCTGCTGTGGTGAGTGTGGCTAGAGTTGAATCAGATTTGGTGATATTGTATCTTCTGCTGAATCCTTCATATCCACCTTCGCTCATGACCGTTGAGCATATCTGATGCATTGTGCTTCCACTTGCTTGGGCAGTCTTATTCTCAAGTTCATATCGACATGGAAGAACTGCTGTTGTCATGTATGTCGTTGGGTGAACATTGTCATTGTGAAATGTATGCGCTATGACTGGTCTGCCATCCACAAAGAAGCCAGTCCTGACATCTCCAACACCAAGCCATTCTATGTCAGTCCAGAAGATGTTTCCCTTGGTGACATCGAATGTTCTTCCAGAAGCACCACTTCCATCGAACTTATCTCCGTTCCATGAAGACTGTTCGATCTTCGTGATTGTATTCAACGACTGACTCGCAAGGCATATGGATAGGGTCAACCCATCCTGTTGTAGATAGACTCCGTTTGCGGGAACACCGAATGTAGCACCACCAGAGATTCCAAAATATCCAACTCGCTGCAACAGCCCATCCTTTGGCGTATTCATTGCGAATGTGTTGATTATCAAAAGGGATTTTCCTGGTTGATATGCAAATACTCTCTTGGTTTCCCGAGTTACCTTGCTTCCTGCCGTAACTCCTACTACCATGTGGACGGCACTCTCGTTTATGGCAAATGTCGCAGTTCCACCAGTGACACCGAATGTGTCCCACTTGTCGTTCATCTGATATCTGTGCTGACTGTCAAACAGGGTGAATGGTTGAGAAACCTTGAGGCGGTTGAAACCATCCACGGCATTGCCAACAAACCCAACCTCGTTGTTGAAAAGATAACTCATATGATTCTCCATCCATTCCTGTAGATCATCTGAATGGCTCCGTTGTTCAGGTTCAGCACAGCACTGCTCTTGTTGTCTATCATTGCACCACAGGATCCCTGTATGGTGATCTGCCTGTGGACTCCATCGCCAGCATGACCGCTCTCGTCCTTCACAACCATTTCCTTGCCATTGACGATGTTGTACGGAAGTATGACGGTCACAGGACCATTGTAACTAACACCAATGTAATAATCATTTCCTGTGGCATAATAGGTATTTCCTGTGACGGCAGTTGTGTTGTAAACTGCGTTCAATGCACCAGTGCCGATGAAATCAACCCAAATGATTCCCGAGTCATCGGTCACGGCATGGTACAGAACACCAGCATCGGTGTCGAACCACATGTCTCCAGCGGACATTCCCGTTGGAGCATTGTCCTGCTCGTAGAATCGAACCGTACCCGATCCGCCCCCACCACCAGTGATGTTGACAATGACACCACCACCAGCCTGTGTAACGGTTACTCCACTTCCACGGAAGTCTATGTCATTGATGGTGGATCGAATGTACTTGCCATTCAACTTTATGCCGACACCGCCACCCGATGCAGCAAGCCAGTCTAGTTTGGAGAGATCGAAGTTCTTGTTTGCAAGAGGAGCAAATACCTTCTCCATCTTATCAAGAAGGTTCTTGCTGTCGAGCGTGACTATCTTCTTGGTCTTGTCGTAGACGAGTGGATACTGAACATCGATGATGGCATCCTCACCAGCATCTCCCTTGTCACCCTTGTCTCCCTTTGGACCTTGGATTCCCTGTTCACCACGATCACCCTTCGGTCCTTGCGATCCTACCTCGCCCCTCTCGCCTTTCTCGCCCTTTGAACCTTGGAGTCCCTGCGGACCCCTCTCTCCCTTTT